CAATGGTGAGAGTTTAAAGATCGTTATCTTCTGTTTAATCTTTGGTGTAGCATTAGGACACTTAAAAACAGAGGGTCAACGCATGTTGGTTGAAGTACTTAAGAGTATTCAACAGGCAAGTATTAGTATCTTTAAGTTCTTAAACTATTTCTTGCCCATTGCACTATTAGCAATGATTTCATCACAGGTAGGCAAAGTAGGCGTGGGAATCTTTATGACCATGTTTGACTTTGTGTTCCAACAGTTTATTGGCGGAATGCTAGTTATTGCGCTAGGTACAGTTGTAATCTGGATGCGTTCTGGATTGAGTCTAATGACTGTTATACGTGAAACTAAAGAAACGCTAATTGTTGCTGTTAGTTCACGTAGCTCATTGGCCTGTATCCCATATGCACAAGAAGCACTACACAGACTACACTTTGACAAAGGCGGAGTTGAACTAACTGTTCCACTAAGTTTCACTGTTAACCGTATCGGTAGTATTGTTTACTATGCTATTGCTACAGTATTCATTGCCAACATCTATGATGCACCATTGGGCCTAACAGGACTAGCAGTAGTATTATTTGGTAGTATCTTAGCTGGATTAGCAAGTGCTGGTACAACCGGTATCCTTACAGTTGCTACAGTGGCAGTTGTTTGTGACTTGTTAAAACTACCAAGTGAAGCGGTATTGGTATTACTAATTGCAGTTGATCCATTAATGGATATGATCCGCACTGCAAGTCACGTACACGGAAACGTAGCAGTCACAGCATTTGTCTGTGATAAAGAGGCACCGGAAAGTGGACAAACTTAAAGATTTTCTTTTAAGTTTATTAACATATATAGGCGAAAGTCCATTTCGTCTATTCACTGTTGTATTCTTATGTATACTGGGCTTTGGTGGCTGGATAGTTTATTCTGAAAAAGATAACTTCATGGCCAGCTATCGTGCCCAGCAAGCCATGCCCAAGATGAATGGTCGGTATGAAGAAGCATATAATTTCTTGTTGAAGCACACAGACATAGAACTCGTGTCTATCATGGAAGTCAACACATTAATAAACACAAGAAAAATTGTGTTCTTGGCCACACGCAATGGCGGAAAGATTAAAGAACACAATGGATTAGACGTTGGATTGTTTAGTAAAAACTACGACAACAACAATGATGTCATAGGACTAATGTCCGGTAAAATTCCTTGTAGTCCATATCTTAAGCCGCAGAGTCTCATTGGCTTTACCTACAAGGAAACTGGTGTAAATTATATGTGCAGGATCAGTGTGCCTGCAGAGCCCGGAGTGTTCATTGGACAAATCAGTGTAGGTTGGAAAGAACAGCCTGCAGATGTCGAAGCGGCACAAACAGCATTAGTCATTGCTTCTGCGTTATTATTTAAAAAATGAGACTTCCTACTGTCATTGTTGTTGGCATTTTGATAATCATTGTATTTTTTATACTATGAAACGACTAGGTATACTTGGTGGCATGGGTCCTGCAGCCAGTGCTGAGTTCGTTAATAGGCTTATAGCACAAACTCCTGCAAGTTGCGATCAAGAACACATACCTTTTGTTTTGTGGAACAATCCACAAATCCCAGACCGCAGTACAAGTATGCGTAACGGTGACAACAAACCATTACCGTTTTTACTGGAAGGAATTCGAGGTCTAAAAGCCGCAGGCTGCGATACTATTGTTATACCTTGTAACACTGCACATTTTTGGTTCAATGATATAATTAAAATTAATATTAGAACTATTCATATTGTCGACAGCGTGGCCAGTGCATTGCGTGATGTAAAAGTAACTAATACAACTATAGGCGTCATAGGAACACAGGCCACTGTAGAACTGGGATTGTATCAAACTAGATTAAATGATCAAGGATGGAATTGCATTGTCCCATCTAAAGAAGAAATGTCGACATTGGTACAACCTGCTATTAATTTGATTAAATGCGGCGAACTCGAACAGTCACATCCAATGTTTATGTCTGTGGTAGATAGTTTGATAGCACGTGGTGCTCAAGCAGTGGTATTGGGGTGTACTGAAATACCATTGGCAGTCAAGGAAGACAACCATAATGGTATTCCATTAATCAACAGTATAGACAGCTTGGTCAAAGCGGCCATTAAAGAAAGAAGTAGGCCTTAAAAGTTATTTGTTGGCCAATGGATTGTCGATGGCTTTTTGTATCTTACTATCAACTTCTCTTTTCAGCGTTTCAACTTCACGATTAATTTCTCTACGAGCCGCAGTAAATTCACTGTTGATTTCTTTACGTGTTGATTCCATGTCCCTGCGAATTGCGTTAGCTTCGTTTCTTGCTCGTTCTAAGTCTTCACGAACTGCCTTACGCATATCACGCATTTCACTTTCAGTTTCACGCTGTGCAGTTTTAACACTGCGCTCTACTTGTTCCGTAACGGTTTCATTACGACGGATATCGTTCTTTAAATCAACTTTAATATCACGAGTATAGTCAGCACCTTTTTGGCTGTTCTCTTCGATGACTGCTAGACGTTTATCAAAGCCACTTAGATCTGGTGCAGAGTAGTCGGCAATCTTTTTCTTCATACCTTGATAGTCTTTGTATACTTCAAATGTGCCATAAAGTCCACCTAGTATAGATGACACTAATGTAAATGCCACCATCAGTTTGGCCGGTGTAAATTCATATCCACCAATACTGATAACAGTGTCCTTGCTGGCATATTTCTTTGCGGCTGCTTCAAGTTCATCAACTTTAGCGTTTACGTCTTTAATTTCTTCTGTCATTTTATTTTCCTTTATCTATATTGTAGGTTCACCAAATCTTGGTGTAATTTATCACTAGACAATTGACGCAAAACTTTTGCATTGTCTACATTCACTTGATTCTTGTAAATCTCTTTTGGTGCATAGAATGCTACATCAGGTATCATCATTGAATATGCTTGATATCCTGCGGGCTGTGTTGCCATGCCAGCAATATCCACACGTCCAGCCAGTTCATTTGGCTGTACATTTCTGTTTACAGATTCAGTTTTTTGTTCTTGTGCGTTATTACCTTGTAATATTGGGCGTTGTTCCATTGCGTCATTCAATGCTGAACGACCACCAATTTTAATACCCTCGTTTTGCGGTACTTCTATTTCTGGTTGTTTACTACTATTTGTTGGTGCCTGCAAACTATACATATCAACTTGACCCTGCGACATGTTTGATGACGAAGACATACTAGGATCAGCAAATACACTTTGCGTTACTGGTCGTAAGCCACCGACATTGACTACACTAGTTTGTGATACACTAGCTACATTTACCACAGTCATTTGTGATTGACTGCTGGTTACTACTGTCGATCCAGTACTTGTACTAGACTGTGCCATACTGCTGGTAATGCTTTGTGTAGTTAATGTGCCTGCTACTGTTTCTGCTTGTTGCTGTGCTTGTTGTGCATCTTTGGCAGCGGCAGTTTCTGCAGCCTGTACAACAGACTTGGCCTCATTGCCTATTCTAGCTTGATTGCTACTAATCATACTTATAACATTGCCTAGACTAGGTCCCGTCTTATCACTTGCTGTTTTATTATCACCTGCTGTTTTAACTTCACCTGCTCGAGGTTGACTACCGCCGCCCTGCGGAGGAGGTTGATTTGCTGGTGGAGGTGAGCCAGGATTATTGCCTGGTCCAGGAGCTCCGGGTGGTGGTGGTGGGCCTGCCATAGGTCCATCAGCAGGAGGAGGACTACCAAGCGGGGGTGGGCCACCAGGTGGTGGCGGAGCCGCTTCGTCAGGTGGCGGTGCCGGTCCAACGGTTTCAGGATTAACTACAACTGGATTTAGTTTGGCCATTGCATCGTTATAGCCTCTGCAACTAGGAGAGTATAGTGGATTGGTAGCACAAGGATCAACACTATATTTCAAACTAAAATTTACATTGATGATTTCCGGACCGTATGGTCCAACCCAATAATTATTGTCTCTGCCAACAAATCCATACTGGGCATTGCCAACATTAGATACACTGTATGCGTTGGTAAAAGTTTTACTGTACTCAAAGGTTCTCCAACCTTGTGTGTTATAGGACAAGTCCCAGTTGTAGTTTTCTACCACTTTTGAATTTGTATTGTTGTAGATGTTTACGTAAGCACTTAGAGTGTCGGTCATTCCGTTGTCCCAGCCGTTGCCGTTCTTGGCTTGAAAACTAAAATTGAAACCATTGACTTGCAATCCTGTACCACTGTTGGGCAATGCATTTTTAATAGCAACAGTTTGATTTAAGTCAGTTAATCCATATGAGAAGTTGATAACATTGCTGCCAACACCCCAGGCAGCAACTCTAGGCAATGGCCCGCAATATCCTGGATCACCGCTTGCCCAGCAAGTTAGTGGTTCTCCAATTGTGCCGGCGTTTTGCCAAGTAGAGGTAGTACTGTTAGCCTGACTAGTAAAGTTAGTCAGGTTACCGGTCGTATCAACTTGTTGACTGTTAGAATAACTTGTGGACAAGAACGCCAAGGATAGCGCCAATGCCAATTTTCTTATAAGTATCATCTATTTTTACCTCATCCAATTTTGGAATCTTATCTGGATTTGCATCCCAAGATGCTTTGGCTTGTTCACCGATCTTACCTTCATATGGGCACGGTGTTCCTGCGGCTAACATGGCATCAAATACTCTGCGATCTTGACACATAGTGGCAACTGCGGCTACTTTCATGCCCATGTCATATAATGTTTTGGATAACTTTAATCTTTCGCAATTCATGTCCCGAACAGTGCCGCCCGAACTTACACCGAAAACTTGTGTCTGCACACTACCACTACTACCAGTACTACACAAATCAGCATTACCACCCGACAACATAGCAGGAGCCACTGCTGTTGGAGGAGGCTGAATAATACGTTGTGTAATCTCAGTGGAGTTGATATTTCGATTAGTCATGTCACCTGTCTGTACGTTTTGATTAACGGCTGTACTAGCGTTAACATTATTATTAACATTATTACTTGTACTTGTACTTGTATTGACATTTCGATTTGTCATATCACCGGTGTTGACGTTGTTGTTGGTCGCAGTACTTGTGCTAACATTGTTATTATTGTTGGTGGCTGTGCTGTTGTTGACATTGTTGTTATTGTATGTCATTGTACCAGTATTTTCGTTCTTGTTAACATTGGTATTATTACTTGTGCTAGTACTTACATTGTTGTTATTGTATGTCATTGTACCAGAGTTGACATTGTTGTTATTGTATGTCATTGTACCAGAGTTGACATTGTTATTGTTAACAGTACTTGTGCCACTATTGATGTTGTTATTTGTGTTTACACTAGTGCTATTGTTAGTGTTGGTGTTTGCACTAGTACTATTGACAGCGGCTGTACTTGTGCTGTTGCTGTTGCTTATAGTATTACTGTTAGAAGTAACTGTACTGGTACTGTTGCTGGTGCTATTGGTATCTACTAGTGATTTAGAATCATAGCTTCCTTGATTAATTAATGTGGCAGTACCGGTGGTTGTTCCACCTGTTGTGCCTGATGTGGTGGTTGTTTGTGCTGATACAGAAATTGCAATGGCTGTCAAAGCAAATGTAACAAGTGTTCTTTTCATGATCTTACTCCTATACCATTTAATGGCTTTTTAGTATTTAAAATAATATGCGGTCAGGTAAAGTACTATTAAAACTAATTGCGTATAATGGTTATACTGACTTTTTTTATAAATAGTCAATGAAACATATTTTAATTTTTCTAACTTCTATGATGGCCATCACAGCATCGGCTCAACCGGCAACCACAAAAAAAGAAGTTTACTGCGATAAAACTGAAACAATGATTTCAGTTTTAAAAGGCCGAGACTATGAAGAATCGCCCTTATGGTTTGGTACAGAAAAGGATAGTAAAGCATCAAACTATTCACTGTTTGTTAATCAAGAAACCAAAACCTGGACTATAATCCAATTCAACAAAGAAACAGCCTGCGTTCTAGGCGCAGGCGAGGATTTCATCGTACTTTCCAAAAAATCATACATTTAACCGTTTAACTTGACAGTTAAGCCATTAAGTGCTATTATAACGAATGTATCGTAACAGATACGTAATTAACCAACCGCGTAAAAGGAGGAGACTTATGATACGCATCATGAAAATCGTCGCTACTTTTGTAGGACTAATACTGGTAGTTTTTGTAGCAAAATATGCTTATGACTATAAAGTAGCGTCACTGAAGGCAGCTCAAAATTTAAATTCCAGTGTGATCACTGCTGAAGTTCGCAATACCCAACTCGACTGTTTGACCAGAAATATTTACTACGAAGCAGGACACGAACCCTTCGAAGGTAAAGTTGCTGTGGCCCAAGTTACATTAAACAGAGTTGACAGCGGAAAATTTCCCAATGACATCTGTAAAGTAGTTTACCAAAAAGACAATGCACTAGGACTGTGCCAGTTCAGTTGGTACTGCAACGGCGATGTAAGAAAACCCAAAAACTTGGCCGCTTATCGTGAAAGCGAGATTGTTGCAAAACAAGTTTTACTGGAAAAATTTAGACTACCAAGTCTAAACCATGCTCTTTATTTTCACGGAACATATATTAATCCGGGATGGAAAAAAGAAAAAGTAGCCATTATCGGCAATCATATATTTTACAAATAAGAAAGACTAAAATGAATATTTTCAAAACACTCAACGATTTTACCAGCGAGAGTGCAAAAAATCTGAAAGAGCAATTGGTCACAGTCAGTGCAGAGACACTTGGCTGGGTTGCTGTTATCCTTGTACACTTGGCTACTATTCCTACGTTAGTTGCCATACTAACTGGTCTCACTGAAAAGACTCCTCCAGTTGATCTAGTATTGTTAGCTTGGGCAGGTTTGTTCTTATTCTTTGTTAAAGCCACTATCAGTAAAGATATTTTAAATATTGTTACAATTGGCTTTGGATTTTTTATTCAAGCATGTTTAATGGCACTTATCATTTTTAAATGATCAAGTTAGTTGTCAAGACTCTTAGAGTCGGCGATGTTGAAGATCCGGAAATATATCTAGGTGCAGTTGCACACGATTGGTTACAGACCGACCATGGTAAGTATGTTAAAGAGAAAGCAAGAGATTTGACGTATAATCAAGTACCTTTTGTATTGAATGAAGGCTATTATGGATATCAATTTAATATTACAGCAGTGTTTGAAGATGAAGAAGCAGTGATATATAAATTAAAATTTGGTGATGTCAAGTAATCCCACTGCACATTATAACAGTTCTAAGCTGTGCTGGGAAATTCTCCTAGAAGAAGCGCAGGGTGATAGAATGGTGTTAGTGCATAAAGAAGCTAATACTGCACACAGGATGTTAAAGGAACGGGGCATTAAATTTGTTGATGCAAAAGTCAGTAGATTTGGTGCTCCTATGTTATTAATCTCCGACTTTATATTCTGGTATCAGAATGAAGAAGAAATATTTGACTGGTGCACCGAAAGTCGTGTACAATGTACACTAACAGGTATGATACTTGAATTTGATAGTCAACAAGATAAAATGATGTTTATGTTGCGGTGGAGTTAATGTTTGATCCCATTGGTAATGTTGCTAGGAAGATAAAAATGGCACCTTGGACGATTTGGTTCGCTTGGCATCCAGTTTACACTGTCAACAATGAACGTGTTTGGGGTAAGCGGATTTATCGCAGAAAAATCAACACCTATGTTGATCACGATGATTGGTCACGATACGAATATGGCAACATGTTCGATATATTAAAACGATGAATGAATTAGAACAAGAATACACAGCAGGGTTTACTACTAATGTTGAAAGTGAATTGACAGGCAAGGGCTTGAATGAAAACACTGTTAGACTTATCAGTGCCAAAAACAATGAACCCATGTGGTTGCTGGAGTTTAGATTAAATGCTCTAAATAAACTAGCTAGTATAACTGAACCCAACTGGGCAGAGATTAAATATACCCGACCCGACTACGATAACATTTATTATCACAGTCGTCCTAAGAAACAATTTAAAAGTTTAGATGAAGTCCCGCAAGAGATTTTAGATGACTTTGAAAAGTTGGGCATTCCTTTACACGAACGTGCCAAACTTGCAGGCGTAGCAGTTGATGCTGTGTTTGACAGTGTCAGTATTGGCACAACATACAAAGCTAAACTAGCAGAAGAAGGAATTATCTTTTGCAGTTTTACAGAAGCAGTACAAGATCATCCGGAACTAGTTAAAGAATATCTAGGATCAGTTGTGCCTCAAGGTGACAACTGGTTTGCCTGCATCAATTCAGCAGTGTTCAGTGATGGTAGTTTTGTATATATTCCTGAAGGTAAACGATGCCCTTTGGAGTTAAGCACTTACTTTAGAATTAACAGTGCCGGTAGCGGTCAATTTGAACGCACCTTAATTATAGCAGACAAGGATAGTTATGTATCTTACTTGGAGGGATGTACAGCACCCCAACGTGACGAGAATCAGTTACATGCCGCAGTGGTCGAACTTATTGCCCTTGATAGGGCAGAGATTAAATATTCAACTGTACAAAATTGGTACCCCGGCAACGAACACGGGATTGGCGGAGTCTACAACTTTGTCACAAAACGTGCCCATTGTCGAGGAATTAAAAGTAGAGTTAGTTGGACTCAAGTGGAAACAGGATCAGCCATTACCTGGAAGTATCCAAGTTGCATATTGCAAGGTGACGGGAGTACCGGAGAGTTTTACTCAGTGGCGGTTACCAAAGGCCATCAACAAGCTGACACTGGTACAAAAATGATTCACATTGGTGCTAATACTCGCAGTAAAATTATCAGCAAGGGTATTAGCATAGGTAACAGCACGATGACTTATCGTGGACTTGTGCGAATGAATCCCGGTGCTAAAAATGCTCGTAACTATACGCAATGCGATAGTTTGATGATTGGCAATAACAGTCGTAGTAACACTGTGCCTTACACAGATTGCAGAAATGATTCAGCGCAGATTGAACACGAAGCGACAACTGGCAGAGTAAGTGATGAAGAATTATATTATCTAGCCACTAGAGGATTAGATCCTGAACAGGCAGCAAGTGCCATTGTAAACGGCTTTTGCCGTAGTGTATTAAACACATTACCTTTAGAATTTGCGGCGGAAGCGAATAAATTACTAGCAGTAACCATGGAAGGAAGCATAGGATGAACTTAGAAGAGATTAAACAATTGGTAGAAACAAACAAGGTAGTACTGTTTATGAAAGGTACACCACAATTTCCAGAATGCGGATTTAGTCAGCAGGCCACAAAAATTTTACGGGCTTGTAATGTTGAACAATTTGAAAGTCGCAATGTTTTAGCCGACGAGGCTTTGAGATCAAACATCAAACAATTCAGCAATTGGCCCACTGTTCCACAATTATATATCAAGGGCGAATTTATTGGCGGCAGTGATATTATGATGGAAATGTACCAAGCTGGCGAACTGGAAGTTTTATTAAATGATTAAAGTAAGCAATCTATCAGCAAGTATCGGCAATAAACAAATTTTAAACAAGATTAGTTTTACAGTAGAACCCGGAGAATGTTTGTTGATCACAGGACCAAACGGCAGCGGCAAATCAACCTTGCTACATACTATTATGGGTAGACCAGATATTAATGCCACAGGTAGTATTAAAATTCGCAGTGGAGAAATAATTGACATGCTTTGTCATGATCGTAGTCAAGCAGGAGTATTCATGGCGCATCAAAGTCCTCCTGCCATCGATGGTATCAACACTATGACATTGTTTAAAGAAATACAAAAAGTTCAAAACGTTGCAGGCAGTACCGGTGAATTAATTAAACTTACCAAGTCATTATTTAAATGGATTGGCTTGCCCGAAGGCTGGGAGAAAAGACAGTTCAATAATGGTGCCAGCGGCGGTGAGCGTAAAAAAAATGAACTCACACAGGCCGTATATCTACAAGGCAAAACACAAGTCTTACTATTGGACGAACCCGACAGCGGATTAGAACAAAGCAGCCGTCAAAAAATAATTGATTTAATTCAAGAAACTAAAAATCGACGCGGATGTGTATTATTAGTCACACATGATAAAGAACTACAAGAATTATATAGTGCTAACAAATTGGATTTAAGTAATGCGTAAAGTATATTTAGATGCTGACAGTTTGGATTTAGTATTGGTTCCTACACGACCCGAGTATGAATTTGTATTCATTCAGACTGAAGGTAAATGTATTGCTAACATCAAACTAAAACCTTTTCCCGATACAAAATTCAAAGTTAAGATTTATATCTACGCAGAAGGCACCAGCGAAGTAGATTGTGTTTGTACATTAGATGTACCTAAAGATGTCAGCGGAGTTGAAACAGATATTCAAATTCGCAGTTGGCCTTTTGATAAGAGTAAAATTAAAGCTCGTCCTGAAATGTTTATTGCTAATAGTAATATTATTGCTAATCATGGCAATGCTCTGGGAACATTAAAACCTGAGGATAATTATTATCTTGCCAGTAGAGGTATCACTGATTACAAAGAATTAGTTAAACAAAGTTTATTAAATGCGTGAATATTTTCCTTTCTTCAAACGTAGACAAGATATAATTTATCTCGACAGTGCAGCCACAAGTCAAACTTTGTACACCGTTGTCGAAGATATGCAAGATTTTATGTTGAGTAATAAAAGCAATGCACATCGAAGCGGCAATAGCATGGGCACTTATGTTGACCAACAATATCAATCTAGCAAAGAACTCATAGGCAAATGGTTAAACATTAACAAACCCGAACAGCGTATTGTGTTTAACAGTGGCACGACACAGGGATTGAATGATGCCGCGTCAATGATTATGTGTGCAATGTCATCCGGTGTAGTATTTATTGGCATCGATAGTCATCACAGTTTAATCTTGCCCTGGACACAGTCTGGTAATTCTAAATGGCGAGTTGTTTTCATTGAGTTAGACAAAGATGGCCGTTTAGATCTAAATGATTTAAAAACAAAAATTAAAGAAGAACCAATGGCTTTGGCAAAAGTCATTGCTGTAAATGCCGTTAGCAATGTACTTGGCCTAGTCAACGATTTAGATGGCATTAAAAAGATTGCTTTAGAATATGCCGCAGTAAGTTTAATCGATGCCAGTCAAGTCGTTAGTAAGCGTCGAATAGACATCAGTGGCTTTGATTTTGTTGCTTGGAGTTGGCACAAAGTTTACGGACCCATGGGTCTAGGATGCTTGCTCATAGACCCAGTGTGGCTAAACTTCAATCCAGTTCGCCCCGGAGGAGGAACAGTCACCAGTGTAAGCATGGATTCAGTGACTTGGCAAACCAATGCCGGCAAGTTTGAAAGTGGTACACAGAATCTTGCGGCTATTTGCACATTGCCTAAACTCGTTAATTGGTTAATCGAACATCAAGATGAAATAGAATCTCATGATATTGGACTTGCTAGAATCACTAATGACCACATATCCTTGGCACAATTTACTCCGGTTAGTCGAACAGACTCCGGACTGATCTGCTTAGATCCGGTTGTTGGCGCAGTAGAAGATTATACAATGATGTTGGATGCCAAGAACATTATGATTCGTAGTGGAAAATTGTGTGCCGAACCACTGATAGCACAAATTAGTAATAATGGCCTGTTAAGACTAAGCTGGGCTTGTTATACCACCAGACAAGAAATAGAACAAGCATTTGACAGCTTGGGAGACATACATGCAAGACTTTCAAAACATGTTTAAAGATTTATTTGAACTAGATGATGCCATGGACAAGTACGAATGGATCATGGAATATGATGCCATTACCAAACCTGTGTTTACTGTTGTTAAGTCAGATGCAAATTTAGTTCAAGGTTGCACTAGTAATTTATGGGTTGAAAAGATTGATGAATGTATCTATTGCTATGGCGAAAGTTTAATTGTGCAGGGCATTGCATCAATGATCTGCGATTGGTTCAATCAAGCAAATAAAAAACAACAAATGGACTTTAGCTTAAATACACTTACTAATATAGGATTAGCACCATTGCTAAGTATGGGTAGACAAAACGGTGTTGCTAATTTAATAGCAAAGATTAAAACATTATGAACGAACTCGAAACTTTGTTGAAAATGCATGACTGGGGTCATGCGGGATACATTACTCGGCCAGCAGTGGATCAAGCCATGCGAGCTAATGCAGGTGCAGAAGCCACTGCACTATGGGAAAAATACTGTCCTTGGAGTGAGACTAACGGCGGATACATTGCCTGGAGCAAACAATGAACGAACAAATTGAACAAGGTATTGTTGCTGGTTTAAAAACAGTATACGATCCGGAGATCCCAGTAAATATCTATGACTTGGGATTGATATACAAAATTGACGTTGATGATGTCGATGTTAAAATTTTAATGACACTGACATCAGCATTTTGTCCCAGTGCGGAAGAGATTCCAGCAGAGGTGCGGGTTGTGGTAGAAAACGCTTTAAAAGAGTTAAATACTACGAGAACTATTTCAGTAGAAGTAGTGTTTGATCCTCCGTGGACTCCTGAAAGAGTATCCGAAGAGGCAAGATTAGAAATGGGAATGTACGATTATGATCAAGAAAATTCTAGCCTGGATCACTGGCAAGAGTGATACAGCAGTGGCAGAAGCCGCTCCTTATAAAGTTGAAGTAGTTACACCAAAAGCAGAAGAAATTCCACTTGGTACAGAAGCAACAATTATTGCAGTTTCGCATTCAGACATGCCGATTAATGCTTTAACAGTTGAAGTTGTTCCAAACGCAGTGGTACCAGCCGCAATTGAAACTTCTACAGTTACAGTTAAAGCAAAATATAAAAAAGCTGACTTGACTGCAATGACTAAAGCACAGTTAATGGAACTTGTTACAAAACATGGTGTAGAAGTTAAAGCTCGCAGTACCAAAGAAGAACTAGTAAAAGTATTAGTAAAAGTATGATAGTTCTCACTGTCACCGACGAAGCCAAGAAGCATATTATTGACATGTTGGATCGGTCCAATATGCCAGCAGTTCAGCTTGGTTTAGAAGCTCAGGGTTGTAATGGATACATGTATACCTGGACACCCATTTCTGATGCCTACGGTGAAGTAATAGAGCTTGACGACACACATAGTATAGTGTATAATAAATCTATTGTGCCACATATCATAGACAGCGTGGTAGAGATTGAAAAAACTGGATTTAATTCTAGATTAGTTTTGAACAATCCCAACGTTGCTTATGCGTGTGGTTGTGGCGAAAGTGTAAACTTTAAAAATGACTGAACCTGATTTAAACAAACAATTAAATGAGTTGATTGAACGTGAACGTGAGATTCTTAAAAAGATGAATGTTGCACGCCGCGCAGGCGTCAGCGAGGGTATTATCAGTCAGCTGACATATATGTTAGACGAAGTGCAATTTGCACAACAAGACATTAGAGCCAAGCAGGCTGCTGGCACAGGCAAAGACAATGATTTTGGTAGTTTTATCAGTATCGGATAATGTTAGACAACAAAGGCAATATGTACGTTGAAGAAGATGACATCATTGAATTAATGCTGTTGAATAGGCAAGCAAAAATTCTTCCTCGCAATATTCAAAGTTTTAAAATATTTGAATCAACTTGTAAATCGTATGGAATTAAAAATCCATTCGAGTTAGACAGTTCCACAGAAGATATAACTTGGAATATGCCCGAAGAGTATCGCAGACTCGATATTAGACAACATATAGAATCTAACTATACGTTGAGTAATATGCAGTTGGCAAGAGTTAATTTAGAATTAGATGAATTTGAAAAAAGAAACTTAACTGATCTATTAAGATTTTTAGTTTATTTTATCGACACAGTAAGAAAAAACAATATTGTCTATGGTGTTGGCCGAGGTAGTAGTATCGCAAGTTATGTATTATATTTGCTTAAAGTGCATCGTATAGATAGCATTAAATATAATTTAGATATCAAGGAATTTTTAAAATGAGTAATCATAGAACAGCCAGAGGTAGAGAATTTAATATGCAGGGTTTTGTCTCAGATAAAGGACAGACAACTGCTGTTGGAAACTCTAATAGAAATGCTCAGGGAGATTTACTAGGCCGAGGAGGTAAAATTGTTGCCAACTCGAAAGAAATAACAAACGCTGTCTATAATAATAACAAAAGACCGGCCAGTAAAACAGTGAAGATTAATCCCATGGAGCAGGAAATCAGCCGCAAGGATATCATAGGCGCTGACGGTGTTGGCCGTGTTGAAATAACATATGCAGACGGCAGCGTAGAGATTCAAACTAAAGAAGATGCTGTTGCGCCTTCTAAGCCATTAGATTTTGATTTTAACAATATTAGCAAGGAACTATAATGAAGGTTAGACCATTACCAGGTAATATTTTTGCCGTACTAGAACAGGGCGAACGTGTGACTAAAGGCGGTATCGTACTCAAAGACGATAACGGTAAAATGGAAGGTATTCGCCCACGTTGGGGCCGAGTATGGCAGGTCTCTGAAGATATCACAGATGTTAAAATTGGTGACTGGATTCTCTGCGAACACGGACGTTGGACCATGACCATTGAAATTAAAGATGATGCTGGTGAAACATTTAAATTTCAAAAGATTGATCCCAACGGTATTCTTATGGTGTCGGATCATAAACCCAATGATTCAATGTTTGGCGAAGGTTTCGACGCCAGTGCTCCTGCTCATCGAGCCGAAGACTTCGGCGCTAGATAAGTCTTGACATTCGTCAGGGCTTAGTATATAATAATACTATGACTACACAAAATTATCTCTGGGTTGAGAAGTATAGACCCGCCACTATTAAAGACTATGTTTGGATTAATCCTAGTCAAAAACTTATGGTCGAGGGCTGGGTTAAAGATAAAAATATTCCGCACTTGCTATTAAGCGGACCGCCTGGCACAGGAAAAACTACTTTAGCCAAAGTTCTATGCAATGAACTAGAAGTTCAAAAGGCGGACATCATGTTTATTAATGCCAGTCACGAAACTGGTGTTGATAACCTGCGTGAGAAAGTCGGTAACTTCTGTCGCAGTATGAGCTTTGGTGACTTTCGTGTTATTATACTTGACGAGGCAGATTATCTAAGTCCTAATGCACAGGGTGTACTGCGTGGTATGTTAGAGCAGTACAGTAATGTAGCAAAGTTTATTCTAACTTGCAATATGCCACATAAGGTCATGCCAGCGTTGCATAGTCGTTGTCAGGGGTTTAGTTTCAACAACTTAGATGAAACAGATTTTACAGTTAGATTAGGACAAATCCTAGCCGATGAAGGCTGTGACTTTGATGTAGACACGTTAACTAATTTTGTTAAAGCAACATATCCGGATCTGCGTAAAGCAATTAACACAGCGCAACAATACAGCCGCAGTGGTAAGTTAGAAATGCCAGGTGCTGGTCAAAGTACAGACAGCAGTGAGTGGAAGTTAGAAGCCATTGCGTTATTTCAAAATGGCAAAGTTAGACAAGCACGTGAAATGATCTGTAAGAAAATTACATTAGAGGAATACGAAGAAGTTTATAAGTTCTTGTATCGTAATTTAGCGTTTTGGGGTGACGATGAAGACACACAAGATGCAGCCATTATCATCATTAAAGAAGGAATGGTGAATCACAGTTTGTGTGCTGACCCTGAAATCAATTTAAGTGCTACTATTGTCAAACTAGACCGTATGCGCCGCGGATTATAAAGTAAAGTGGACTAACCCCAAGTTAACTATTACTTACAATTTACTCTTCACCGTAAATCTTTAATACCTCAGCTACAGCGGCGTGGCGTTCTACGTCACATCGCTCGAACTCTACTACACCTATCATCTTTGACGATGATTTCTTTAGTCGTGCAGTAAAATCTCTTAATCCGTTTTCTTCAAAACCGCGATCATGCTGGGCCAAGTCGCCAGTTGCAAAGATTCTACTTGCATCACCAATACGAGTCAAAAGCATTTTCATTTGACTTGGCGTAGCGTTCTGCATTTCGTCTGCTAGAATGATTGATTTTTTAAATGTTCTTCCCCTCATGTAGGCTAAAGGAGCTACCTCGATTACATTCTCCTCGATCATATTCTCTATGTATTTCGGAGCCCAATATTCTTCGAATACGTCGAATATAGGTCGAGTCCACGGAGCCATCTTTTCGATTAATGTGCCAGGCAAAAAGCCGTGTTGTTCGTCGACACTGACTGCTGGTCTTGTAATAATAATCTTTTCAATTCTGCCAGCTTTTAGTTCGCGAATAGCCATCATACAAGCTAATAGAGTCTTGCCCGTTCCGGCAGGACCCACTGCAAATACAATACTTTTTCTTTGATCTTCTAAAAGCGCAAGATAGTCTTCTTGTCTAATATTCTTAGGCAAGATTTCTACATGTCGACTGCGGTCCTTACGGAACTTTTCAATGTGCAGAACAGATGCGTGTTCTTGTGGTTGAACACGTTTTTGTTGTCGTTTCGTCATTCTAATACCTCCAATTTGGATTTGATTAGTTAGACTTGGGGTTTGTTTGTCCACAAAAGTATTTAACCAACTTGTCATTTTGAGCAAAGATATATGCACAAAAACGGTAAATACTAGAAACAGGAATATTCTATGTCATTGATTACAAAAAGCACGTATTTAAGAGGCCCAAAGGGCGATATTGGACTACAAGGACCACGCGGTGACCGCGGTCTATCCGGTGCCCTAGGTCCACAAGGCCCACAAGGGGAAACATCCGTTCCCGCTAGCACTGACGATATATTAGAAGGCTTTAATAATCTATTTTTTACCAACGAAAGAGCTGATGCAAGAGTTACCATTGGTATTAATAATTTAATCAACAGTGCTCCTAATTCATTAGACACATTAAATGAATTAGCCACTGCTTTAAACAATGATTCAAATTTTGGCAGCACAGTTGTTACTAGTTTGGCAGGCAAATTGGCTATTGCAGGCGGCACGATGACTGGTGCATTAATATTAAATGCTGATCCTATTACAGAATTGGGTGCAGCCACAAAGCAATATGTAGATAATTTATCTACATCAGATATAGCAGAATCAACTAATTTATATTTTACAACGGTACGAGCACGTAATAGTATTAATGTCACAGGAAGTTTAAGCTATAACAGCGAAACCGGAATTATTAGCTATGTAACTCCACTTACTGTAGCAAGCATTGGTAATCATAGCACTTCTGATCTAGCAGAAGGTTCGAATCTGTATTTTACAGAGCAACGAGTACTAAACGTTATAGAACAAGCTAATATGGACGGCGGCGAATATTAATCTATAAGCATAAATATTACTATGATTGATATCGACACAATATACACAACACTAGACGATGTTTACGGCAGCGAAAACATTCTAGACATTCTCGTTGAATTTGAACGTATCTTTGATCAACTTGACATCTATGTATTCAAGAATTGGATCAAGGGTGAAATCGTTGAAGGTCCGAAGATCGACCGCTACTGGATTACAGTTACATTAATGTATCCTTACAAAATGATGCCAGATCCAGCAGGTGCAGAACGTCTAATGGATCGAGGCTGTAAAGTTTGGTATGGACAGGATACGCTACAGCACGTTGCTAACATCCGAGGTCCAGAAAGCTACGAAACAGATGAAGAAGGACACTTAGAGCCAAAGTTAATTAAAAGTCCAGTATGGACAGTTAAAGTAACTATGCCACGTCACTTTGTCGATGAAATTCAAACAAACAAAGTTGAAGCAGGTAATCAAACCATTGACATGGATGAAGTAACCAGTGCTTATGACGAAAACTTAAATGATGCCGAAGTAGCAAAAGGTAATGCCGCAGATGAAACCCAAGAACCAGCACCACAACAACCTCAGTGAAAGCCTATTCGAAGACGACCTTAAATGGTTAGTCGACGATGGTGTTCTCATTGACATGCACAAAACTAAATTAGGTGCCAACAAAGATTATATCGTATTGGCTATCATTGTCAATGACAGAACTCCTGCACATGATCTAGCAAGTTTTATTGAAAACTCTGTGTATGATTTTGAAGATGTAGAAGTCAGCAGTGCCACTGATACAAAAGGTCGATATTTGATTTATGTTGAATTAAATCGTGATCCTGGTGCATTTAAAACTATTAACGGTATTTTAAATGACAGTAAAAAATTAACAGGCATTGAAGAATGGAAATTCAAAGGCATGGGAATGTCTAACATGGTTCCCTTTGACGAAGAAACATTTAATTCTTCTATTATAGTTGACCCCATTGAATATGATCGACTTCATCCCGAAGTTGAAGAAACTACAAAAGAAGAACCAAGCACAGAAGCCGAACCCAGCGAAGAAGAAATGCAACAAGAAGCAGTAAGAGAATCTATCAAAAATAGATTAAAATTTTTAATGAGTTATTAATTAATGAGCAAAGAAGAAACAATTAAACTTGAAGGACAAGTTATAGAATGTTTGCCAAACGCAACATTTAGAGTTAAGTTAAACAGCACACAGACAGTTATCACAGCAGTGATCAGTGGCAAGATTAGAAAACATAATATCAATATTTTAAATCTTGATAGAGTGGAAGTAGAAATGAGCCCTTACGATTTAACTAAAGGCAGAATTACCTTTAGATTCAAAGGATAAATTTATGTGGATATTTGAATGGTTGCCAGATGCAGTAATTCATACTATATTTCTAGTAGGAGCAGTTGGCGTATTTGCTGGCTTTATTTTAACATTCATTCCGTTTGTTAAGCAATACAAAATAGCAATACAAATTGCCAGTATCTTTATATTTGCCTTGGGTGTTTACTTGGAAGGCGGATTAGCAGACAACAAAGAATGGACTGCAAAAGTCAAAGAATTAGAATTAAAAATTGCAGTTGCTGAAGAGAAAAGCAAAACTGCCAATGTCATTGTCGAAGAAAAGATTGTTACGAAAACTCAAATCGTCAAACAAAAGGGCAAGGACATTATTCAATATATTGACAGAGAAGTTGTTAAGAACAACGAAATCATTAAGTATGTTGAGAATTGCCCAGTTCCAAAATCAATTATTGACGCTCACAATCAAGCCGCTACAATGAATCAAGGAGATAAAAAATGAAATACCTAATATTAAGTTTAGCTATTTTATTATCTGCTTGTTCAACGGTGGTTCCAGTCAAGCAAAAGTTTCCAGAAGCACCGGCGAAACTAATGACCAAATGCCCGAATCTAAAAACAGTCGAAGGCGATAAAGTGTCAATCACCGACATGCTCAAAGTAGTAGTCGAAAACTATTCTACATATTACCAATGTGCAGTTGTCACAGACGGTTGGCAGGAATGGTATCAAATACAAAAGATTATTTCCGATCAAGCTGCCAAATAATATAATAGCACTGAATTAACGTTTCGATATATTAAATAGTTGACAATAAACTAACTATTTGTTATACTAGTCGTAACACTACGTTTCTGTGCTATTTAAGGATTATTATGGAAGACAATCAACATCACTCAATCAATGAGATTTTAGAACAAGCATTTAAACTTGCTCTACATCGCGAACACGAATATGTTACACTGGAACATTTAACTATTGTACTTCTGGAAAATGAAGAAATTCGAGAATACTGTAAATTGATGACAGCTATTCCAGATGCAATTATAGACGATTTAACAGTGTTTTTAACCGGGCAAGATTATCTAGTAGTTGCCGGTTTAACTCGTCCACGTAAAACACAAACATTAGAGCGAGCATTTAATCGTGCATTTACACAAGCCATCTTTAATGGTCGTGCAGGTATTGCTCCACAAGACATGTTACTGAGTATTCTCAGTGAACGTAATAGTCATGCCTGCTATTACCTAGCACAGCATAATGTTAGTAAAGAAACATTCTTAGAAGTACTAGGGAAAAATGCAAAGCAAGAAACTAAAGTTAAAAATAGTGCTGAAAAGATTTTAAATGAGTTTTGTATTAATTTAAACGAGGAAGCAAAAAATCTAAAAATCGATCCATTAATTGGACGTAATCGAGAAGTTGAAAAACTTACACAGATTCTTGCTCGACGTAAAAAAAGAAATGCTATTCTGGTAGGCGAACCTGGTGTGGGTAAGACCGCTATTGTAGAAGGTCTTGCTCGCAAGATTCATGAGAAAACTGTGCCGCACACACTCAAGGATTGTATAATTTATAGCTTAGACATGGGCGCATTAATGGCAGGCACAAAATATCGAGGTGACTTCGAGGAACGTGTTAAACAAGTTATTGATGCATTAGAATCCCGCACAGATGTAATCTTATTCATTGATGAAATTCACACAATGGTAGGCGCTGGTGCCGCTGGAAATAGCAACACGGACATGGCTAACTTGCTTAAACCTGCGCTGACCCGGGGCAAAGTACAGATAGTTGGCGCCACTACCTACGAAGAATATCGTGAAACAATTGAGCCAGAACGTGCTCTTGCTCGCCGTTTTACCAAACTTGATGTGGAAGAAATGTCACCCGAAGATTGCAAGAACATGCTTCACTGCATCATGCCCGAATATGAAAAATATCACGACATTGATGTCGACAGTGATGCCATTGACGCAGTAGTTGATTTAACTGTTGAACACATGCACGACAAGTATCTGCCTGACAAAGCCATTGATATTTTAGACAGTGCCATGGCTAAAATAAAAGTCGACAGTAGAGAAACTTTAGTAACATTATTTCATGTTAAACAAGAAATCAGTGCTCAAGCTAAAGTTCCTATGGAACAACTTAATACTCAAATTGAACCAATGAACTTGGACTATGAATCACAGATCAAACGGTTTGTTTTTGGACAAGATCAAGCTGTGGAAAAATTATTAGACAGTGTATATATTGCCAAAGCGGGGTTAAAGGATTTAACTAAACCGATGGGTAGTTATTTGTTTGTGGGACCAACCGGTGTTGGTAAAACAGAACTTGCAAATCAACTTGCATCCAGCTTGGGTATGCATCTTCTTCGCTATGACATGAGCGAGTACATGGAAAGTCATAAAGTTGCTAGTTTAATTGGTGCGCCGCCGGGCTATGTTGGCTATGGCGAAGGCGGCACAGGTGCAGGTAAACTCATCAATGATTTAGAAGAACATCCCAGTTCGGTGCTGTTATTAGACGAAGTTGAAAAGGCTCATCCAGATGTTCTTAATATTTTGTTAGGCGTCATGGATAATGGCATGCTTACCAGTAGTGGTGGCAAGACTGTGAGTTGCCGTAATTTGATTCTTATCATGACCAGTAACTTGGGTGCCCGTGATGGAGAACGAAATAAAATTGGTTTCAATAACAGCATCAATGGCACAGCCAGCCTTGAAGCAGTTAATAAACACTTTACTCCGGAGTTCCGCAATCGTTTAGATGCTATTATAGAATTTAACAGACTTACAACTGAACAAATTACACCAATTGCCATCAAGTTTGTCAATGAGCTCAACGATCTATTGGCTGCTAAAAATATTACTCTTACATTGAATAATTCAGCGTTAGATCGTTTAGTAGCAGAAGGCTTTGACGAAAAAATGGGGGCCCGTCCAATGAAGCGTTTAATTGCGGATAAAATTAAAAAGCCTTTAAGTAAGCGTATTGTCTTTGAAAATCTCAGCAACTGTAGCTTGGTAGTTTCGCACAACGGTGTTGATTATGAACTTAATAATACCTAAATTTGTCAAGCAATTTTCCATTGAAAGAAAATACTATAAAAAGTACTTCTATAAAATAGTTCTCAAAGTTGACGAAAGTAAACCCGGAGTTCCTAGGATAAGTCGTCCTTACGGATTTACTGCATTGTATGGCGCACGTCTGGATCTTTTAAAAGAAATCACTGCCTTGCCAATTCAAGATGCTGATTGTAAAATTCGCAGTGAAAATAAGTGGGTCAGCGTGTTTACCAATGACACTGAATTCATTGAATTATTATTTAGAGACTTGGGACATCGTATCGCTGAATACCACAGACCTGTCAGCGACGAACACAAAGATGTCATAGATCAAAATCGACGGATTCGAGTTAGAAAACGGCTATTCGAAAATGACTTCAAATATAAAGTTTATTTTACTCAAGACTGGAAGTACAGAACAGATCAGTATGTTGATGTTAAAAATTGGTTGTATGGATTGGATAATACCAATGGTGTTCGCTGGGAAGTCAACAAAACACTAAGACAATATTTTGATAGTATTCCGGGATATAAGGGTTATACGGCAGCGGTTTATTTAAATGAACCAGAAGACTTGATGATATGTCAAATGCGCTTTCACAGCGAGATTCAATACATCGAGGAAGCCGTGCTTATTGACAGTTTGTAAGCTGATTTTCGTAGAAATACCAAAAGGTGTAATTTCGGTTACACCTTTTCTTTTGACTAAATACTGTAACGGAGAATAAAATGGCAAAGATCCAAGAAGAACTAATTGTTATTAAACTTAGCAAACTACACAAGGATAGTCAAACACAAACTTCTAACCTAGCCGGCGACGATGTTGTTATCGGATTAGAAGCGGTTGTACAGGAATTGGTGGGCGCTGATGTAATTGTAGAGGTCATACAAGACAATGAATAATACCACTGTAGCAACATTAATGTTGGGCGATGACGAAGTCGATCAACTCAGCGATCCACTGCGCGGCGACGGTTATTATGGCTATAGAGATGGCAGTCAAACAATAGCAGTTACTTTTAATAATTTTATAGGTAGAATTCAAATCGAAGCAACATTAGAGATTAATCCAACTGAACAAGATTGGTTCCCAGTTTGGATGAATCGTGCGACTCCGTACAAACAATATGCAGCCGCTACCAACGGAACCGAAAGCTTCAGTGTTCGCGGTAATTTTGTTTTGATACGATTTAGAAAAATGCGTAGTTATTTGAGCGGCACATCATCAGTAGGTGATATTACTAAAGTAATGTTGAGTATTTAAAATATGGCAATATATATCGATGATATTGGGCAAGGCGAACTTCCCCTACAAATTAACAATCCACAAGAGGGTGAAAGCCTGATATGGAGTGAAGAACTTGGCGCTTATGTAAACGCACCTGGTGGGGGTGGGCCTAGCACTGAACAGATACAAGATACTGTAGCGGATATGCTAGAAGTAGATCCAGATGGTACTCAAGTTGCTCTAAGATTAGTTAGCTCATATGACGATGCTACAGGTAAGATTACTTTCAACGTAGTCAGTGATGGTGGCAGTTCAGGTGGCAGTGGTAGCAATAATATTATTATTAAAGAAGCCGGAACAACTCGCGGTGTTGCTACAACATTAGACTTTATCGGTCCTGCAATTAGTTTTAGTCAAGGTGTTGCAACTATCAGCGGAATGATGGATAATATTGGTATCAGCAATGCTGGTACAGGTATTGGTAACGTACACAACTTTAACTTTGAAGGTTTTGAATTACTTTTAGATGGAGACACAGTTACAGTAGTTGCTCCACCAAGCGGCAACGATTATACACTACCAACAGCAAGTGGAAGTACACTCGGTGGTATTAAACTGGGCACTGGTTTAAGCATTGATGGCAATGGTATCGTCAGTGTTACAGGCGGTGGTAGTGATTACACATTACCAACAGCAAGTACAAGTGTACTTGGTGGCGTTAAAGTTGACGGCACAACTATTACTATTAGCAATGGCGTGATTACATCAGTTGGTGGCGGCACTGGCGGCGGTATTAGTATCGGTGATGTAAGTTCATATCTAACTACAAATGGTTATACTACAACAACTTACGTTGATAATCAAATCAGCAACTTAGTTGATGGTGCTCCGAATTTATTAAACACATTAAATGAATTGGCAGCGGCATTAGCTGACAATCCAAACTTTGCCACAGACGTATTATTAAAAACTGGCGGCACAATGACTGGTGCATTGACATTGTCAGGTGCTCCTACTTTAGACTTACACGCTTCAACTAAGAAATATGTTGATGATACTATTGCTGCTCTTCCAAGCACAACAACTTTAAATTCTTTTGCAGACGTTAACACATCCAGTGTAAGTGCTGGACAGATATTAGGTTGGAGCGGTACCGCTTGGGTACCAGTTGCTAACGCAGGTGAAAAAGGTGATACCGGTGCAACTGGACCGCAAGGTCCAGCTGGTTTATCAATTGCCAGTGCCGCAGTAAGTTTACAAGGTAAATTATTAATTACATTAAGCAACAGTCAAGTAGTCGATGCTGGCAACGTTGCTGGTGTCAGTAGTGCCACAGTAAACCTAAACGGTGATTTAGTTTTAACTAAACAAGATGGTACAACAATTAACGCTGGTAGCGTAATTGGACCACAGGGCGAAACTGGCGATACTGGACCAAAAGGCGACACAGGCAATACAGGTGCTACAGGACCTGCCGGCGCAAAAGGCGACACAGGAGAAACAGGTGCAAAAGGCGACACAGGCAATACAGGTGCTACAGGATCTACTGGCGAAACCGGAGTTGGTGTAAGTACTGCCACTGTTAACGGCAGCGGTCGTTTAATTATTACAAAAACAGATGCTACAACTGTTGATGCAGGTAGCGTAATTGGGCCAAAAGGCGATCAAGGTACTACGGGTAATACAGGTGCTCCAGGCGCAACTGGACCACAAGGCGTCAGCGTTTATCAAGCAGTAGTAGATGGTGACGGCAACTTAATTGTTACATTAGACGATGCTACTCAACTCAATGCTGGCAGCGTTGTTGGTCCGCAAGGTGCTCAAGGTGTACAAGGTCCTGCGGGACGTAGTATCGCTGACAGCGGCGTTGTTGTAGATGCTAATGGTAATTTACAAGTTACACTAACTGACAGCACAGTTATTAATGCTGGTTATGTTGTTGGTCCGCAAGGCAGCACAGGTGCTACAGGAGCCAAAGGCGACAAAGGCGACACTGGTGCTACCGGACCCACAGGCGACACAGGTGCTACAGGAACAAGCTATACTGTTAACAGTAAAAGCGGTAGCGTTCAAGTTTATGGTATAGGTAATACCACACAACCAGGTTATGATTTAGAAGTCGACCTAGCCAATAAAGCCAACAAGTGGACAACAACTCGTTCACTTACTTTAAGTGGCAAAGTTACTGGTTTAACAAGTTTCGATGGTAGCGGTAACATTACAATGACTACGGCATTGAATGCCGTATCAACTAATGATATTAGCGAAGGTACAAACAAATATTATACAGATGCTAGAGCAAGACTAGCACTAAGTTCTATCAGCGACAGCAATATTAGCAGTTTAATCAGTTATGATGATACTACTGGTGTTATTAAATATCGTGCTAATACAAGTTATATTACAGAAGGTAGTAACTTGTATTTCACAAACACTCGTGCAGATGCTCGTGCAGATGTTCGAATTGGTGTAAGTAGCATCAATGCATTAGTAGATGTCGACACAGTTACAACAGCGCCAACTAATGGACAGGTATTGACTTGGACTGGTAGTGCGTGGACACCAAGCACAGTTTCTGGCGGTAGTGGAGCAGTATCTAGTGTTAATAGTAAAACCGGAACGGTTACATTAAACACCGACGATGTTTCTGAAGGTTCTACTAACTTATATTATACAACAACTCGTTGGGATACAAGATTAGGAACTAAGACTACTGACAATTTAAATCAAGGTACTACTAACAAATACTTCAGCGATACATTAGCTCGTAATGCAATGGCAGCAGGTACTGGTTTAAGTTATAACTCTAGTACTGGTACATTTACTATTAATGCCACTACAAATAATGTAACAGAAGGCGATAACTTATACTATACAAGCACACGATTTGATACACGCTTAGGACAGAGTAACTTAGCACAACTTGCTGACGTTGCTGATACAACTCCTACAAGCGGACAGGCTCTTGCTTGGAATGGTAGTGCATGGGCTCCGACAACTATCAGCGGAGGAGGCGGAGGAGGAACAAGTTCTGGAGTATTCAGAGCCGCTGTCCAAGTTGAATATGATGCCAGTGGTAACTTGGCAAGTGTCAGCGTATTAAATGGTGGCATTAGTGCAGTTATTGCAACAGCAACTTCTACAGTTGCCACAGTTACATTTACATTTACAGGCAGCGTATGTACTCCATTAAACACACAAGTATATGCGTATCAAAGAACTACTAATACGTATGTTACAACTGCGGTGACTAGTAGCTTTACAGCGGGTAGAACTCTTGCTGGTGGTGGCTCAAGTGGTAGCCCAAGTGCGTTCAGCGCATTTGATCCAGCAGTCAATACAATGACCATTGGATTGACCAAAGGTATTACTGGTGCCAGTGCAGGTGTAGGACAGACAACTCACTGCGTGGTACAATTCTTATTAAGTAGCGTATAAGGGTAAAAAATGACAATTAATGCTTGGAAAACTAATTTTATAGGATTAAACAAGCCAGCTAAAGTACTTTCGGGTACTGCGAATTCTGTGGTATCACTGAGTTCGTGGCCATATGCTAACAGCAGTGATGATCCGTATTGGAGTGGTGGTGCTAACCCACAATACTATCGCTGGCAAGTTTCTTTTACTGTTGCGGAAAGAACACATGGTAGTAATTTAACTCGTACACCTTTTAGATTTGATGCTCAAGATATTGAAGTAGGTGACTTTGTTGGAGGAGCCGCGGACGGTAAAGTTCTGCAAATTATGAGTGTTATATCTAAAACAAACAGCGAAGTAGTTGCTGTTGTCGAGGATAGACTTCGTTATAATACATTCAGGGATCCAAACGGTTTAGGTATTTTTAACGCACCAGGTCCTGTTATCTTCTTCCAGATCAATGAACTGGGATTCCCAATGTTGGATCCTATTCCGGGAGATGCTGCCGCAGACTTCTTTACCAACGTAATGAGTAGATTCCAGTACATGAATCCGCTGACAAATTATTTGTTGGAACAGGCTAATCATAATTTTGAACAAGGTGATGCAATCTGTATCGAAGATGGTGTATTTGCATTAAGCAATGAAGACAATATTGGCAGATTCATTGGTACCGTGATATTTCCAGGCCCTGGACCAGATCAATTTATTCTACGACCAGCCAATGGTATCATTGACTTTGTTCCAGGACTCCCTGGCAACATTGGAGATTATATATATCCTAGTTTGAATGGCACAGGAGATTTAACAACCAACGATAACAGTCGTCGTCCAATTTACATGAAGATTGCCGATGCTATTACAACATCAACTACCGGCACGGGCATAGATCCCGCTGGTACAGACGGAGATATAGTTGAAATTAACAGAGTTCAAGTTACATTGGCTAGTGGCAATGGTACATATGATGTGGAAGATGCTGTTACATTAATTAATGCACAAACTACCGAACACAAAGTAACCGCAGTTAAAGTTGGTGCTGCCACCGAAGTATTCAGCGACATAGCCGGACAAGGTAGTGCATATGGTATTATTGCTGGCTATACTCCTTTCAGCGCAAGTATTAACGGAGTAACAATCAACTTTACAACAACTACCAATGGTAGTGCAGCCTATGGCGATCCAATCGTAGCCGATGCCAACGATATGGTCTTTGATATTAATGCTGCCAAGATCACAGACATTGTTGCCAGTGTAGTCAATGGCAGCGATATTAAACTACGTCATAATGCAGGCGGCGCAATTACTATTGTAAATATTACACCAGATGTAAGTGGTAATAACTTTGCCGGCGCAGTCTCTTTATCTAGTTTGCCGGAAAGCACACCTGCAAACACAACAACATCTGCACTGCGATTAATGCGCTTAGATGGTGGCCCTTTAACTATACGAGACTTTGCTGGTTCATTCTTAGACACGGCAGGAGTGTTAAGTGGACAAAACGGTCGCTATGCACTGGGCCTAAACATTGAACAAGGTCTACGTTCTAGTGGCACTGCGGTTGTTGCAAATATCATGGCACGTAATGCATTAAATGCATTGGTCGGAGATAATTGCTATGTCATAGATGATGGCAATGGTGACTGGGCTACATTTACCTATGATGGACAACAATGGATTAAAGTCGGTGGCGAGCGAAGTGTTGCAACAGATGCAAGAACATTAGTATTAGATGTAGATTTAAGTACAACAACAGGCACACAGAGTATTGGGTTTATCACAGCAGACAGAACCGTTATTGGTGTTAGAGTATTAGTGACTACTACTTCACCTTCAGATGCAGAAGTTACTGTAGGAACTAGAGCAAATACTTCGGAATTTGCACAGCCAAGAGATAGTATATTATCAGAAATTGGACAATATACTACTAACCCAAATTATAGAACAACAGCCTACACAGAAGTCGTAGCAGAAATTACTAATCCAACACCGGGTGCTGGACAGTTTACAATTATATTAACATACGTATAAGGATTTAATTATGCCAAAAATGGAAGAAGACGATATTATTGACACGGGCAGATTGCCGCAGATTGCCGCAACTAGAGGACCGCCTGGACCAGAGAGTTCATTCAGTGGAGGATTTGGAGGATCATCAAATGGCTTTGGAAACACATCATCGAGCGGGTCTTCAGCATATGGCTCACCTGCGGCAGGAGGATTCGGCTCATCCAGTTCGTATGGTTCATCAGCACCAAGCAACTTTGCATCAGCACCAGTTAACAATACCAGCGGACAAGCCGCAGGAGCAATGCATGCCGGTGGTGAATCAACTGTTGCCCTAGACAAAGATGCACAAGATTGGATCAACAAAAAATGGCGACCAGTTATGGGTTGGATCTATATGCTGACTTGTACTATGGACTTTGTTATATTCCCAATCTTATGGAGTTTATTACAAGCTCTAAGTAAAGGTGCAGTAACAAGTCAATGGCAACCACTGACACTACAAGGTGCTGGACTGTATCACATTGCCATGGGTGCTGTTCTTGGTATTGCCGCTTATGGTCGAACAAAAGAAAAAGTTGAAGGCAAAGCGTAAGTAACACTATGATAATAGATGAATTTGACCACTACTTTAGATTATGCTTAAATCGAACACTTAGCAGTGAAGAAGCTCGAGCATATCTAATGGTGGTCAATGAACTTGCGGATGTTGAACCAGAAGATGACGATACTGTAATGGTTTATCATTTAGACGACAAAGAAGAAGATGGCAATCCACATTGTTATGATGTTCGATTAGCCGAGAGCATAGACGCAGAGCAAGGAGACCAAATCCTTGCCAGTCTAGAAGAAATGTTCCCTGATGATGATTTCGACTGTGAAAGCAGTATGGAAACAGTCGAAGAACAAAGTTACTTACACAATGCTGTAATGGAACAATTAAGTAAAAAATTATTCTAAATAACGATTCTGCATTTTAAATAGTAGATGGAACGCATCTACGAACTACCTATTTCATTTACATTTGAGCAAGTTATTGCATTTGGAAATCTAACTGGAGATAATAGCCCTGTTCATAGTATAGATGGAGTTGTACAAGGCGGATTTATTTTAAGTATGTTACCACAATGGTTAAAAATGACCAATGATGGACAGGAATTCATTAAAGATTCAAAACAAGCTGTAAGCATAATGCTAGATGTTAAATTTAGAAACAAATTAATTTCAAACCAAAATATTTTTGTTAAATTTACATACACTCCAAATACAAGATTCACTAAAATACTTTGGAAAATATATGACAACGAAAAAGAGTATTGTAGCGGTAATTGGATAATTCATAAAATTTGACATAAATTGAATTATAGTGTATAATATATACTATGACTAAACGAATTGGTTTTGCTTGCAAATGGATTGACCACCCAGAACAAGTCGATGGAATTAAACCCAAAGACAATGCTAAAAAATATAACACTGGCAGTACTACTATCACTTGGCTTAACCGTCAAACTCGTGAAGTAGCTGAACAAAAGTTATGGGACCTAATGGTTCAAAATCTCGAAGCTACACGTAAACTCGTAGAAAGAGTAGGACAACTTGAAGAAAATCTTAGGATGGTGCGCCTTGGCAGTGATCAGCTACCTGCTTATACCGAACCCAGCTGGAGTTATTTCTGGCGCAGGCCAGATGTTATGGACTACTGTAGTAGAGTTTTTTCGAGTATTGGTGACATTGCTAGGACTACTGCTGTTCGCCTTAGCTTTCATCCTGGACAGTTTTGTGTTCTTGCTAGCGAAACTCCTGGAATTGTTGACCGGAGCATAGAAGAATTTGAATATCACACAGACATGGCTCGCTACATGGGCTATGGCCGTACGTTTCAAGACTTTAAGATTAATGTGCATATCGCAGGCCGTCGTGGTCCTCAAGGTATTAAAGATGTTATGCAACGTTTAACACCAGAAGCACGAAACATGATTACCATCGAGAACGATGAGATTTCTTGGGGCATTGACTCGAGCATAGAATTAGTGGATACTTGTGCATTAGTACTTGACATCCACCACCATTGGATTAAAACAGGAGAATATATTGAAAACAATGACGACCGTATTAAAAGGATTAGTGATAGCTGGCGCGGTGTGCGCCCTGTTATTCACTATAGTCTCAGCAGGGAAGATTATCTTGTCGAACACACCCGACACGAACGTCCCGCCTATGATGCGCTGATGGCTAGTGGCTACAAGCGCGGCAAGCTCAGAGCGCACAGTGATTTCTATTGGAATGACGCAGTAAATAACTGGGCCATAACACACAGCTCATGGGCAGATATTATGTGCGAAGCCAAGGGTAAAAACCTTGCCAGCTTTAAATTAAAGGAATTATTAAATGGAGTTTAGATTTGTTATTAGGGACGATATCAATGTTCGAGCAAGATCATTGATTGATTTGAAATATAAAGATTATTCTAAAGAAGATATAGGTCGTGCTGTGGCATTTTATTTGGACTTGATATTAGATTCCAAATATGAAAAAATAGCAGTTGGATTTGGAAATTTATCTTTACTGTCAGTGGCATTCATGTTGGCATTGCACAAAAGCGGTAAAGAATATACCATGGTCTATCATGACGGCACATTTAACTTTAATGACTACAGTCATTTATATTCTCATTTATTTTTTACTGGTGTACCTGATATTAACGGTGTTAAAAAATTAGATGAAATTGTCAAAGATGAAATTATCAAAATTGATCCAAGTAGTATTACATTAACTGATTTTTTAGAAAGTTCTGCATTTTCATATTACAAACAAGATGATTTAGTATTTGATTATAACAAGAATAAAAAAGTTAATATTGTCAATCATATTAAAGCCAACGATGTTGCATTACTGTATACCACAGAAAAGATAGAAGGCAGTAGCATTTCCGCCGCCATGCAAAATTACTTTATTGAAGACGATTATGTAGTTATGTTTCGGCCATTTAGTCATTTAGGTGTTGGTACACTGTCTATCTATCCAGCATTTTTTAAAGTTAAAAATATTTCAATATGTACATTTCCTCTTGATTGGGCCGAAGAATATCATAAGGCTACTCACATTCATATTGCAAAACAAATGATGGATTATAAATGTGATTTGCCAAAAAAATTAAGAATGCTGACTTCGGGCGGTTATAATTTTAATTCCGAATGTGTTAACTATGTGACCAGCAGATCAGAAATTGAAAACATTATAGATTGTTTTGGTACTGCTAAATGCCCTCCTCCGATGGCAATTAGACACACATTAAAAGATACAAACTTTGAATGGATCAATGAATTTATCAGGCTTGGTATTGACGAAGGCACTAATCAATTGATGTTTTCTGCTGATCAGGACATGGTATTCAATGAAATGCCTGGTTCATTGGGAAATAGTATAACAACTGATGATACCATTGAATTATTGGATAATGGCCGTAGATTTTCTTTAACTGGAAAGGTAATTCTTACAATAAGAATGGCACATGTATTATATGAGCTTAAAGATTTTGAACGCTTGTTCTCAGAACGCAGTGGCATTGATGATTTCAATATAAAATTTGAAGTAATTGACGGATTAAAAAATCCAGTTCTTTATGTAAATGAAAAAGATTTTGATCACGCAAACGCTGTTTTTAATAAATTTTTCATCGAATCTAAATTAAAAATTAAATGACCAACGAACAAGTATTAGAATTGTATTCAGCAATGGAAGCAGAATTTGGTGAGTTGCCAAACTTTGAACACTATCCTCGACAATTCATTTATTATTATAAACTTTTTAGATTGATTCAGAATGTTCAAAAACCTAATCCTAAGTAATATATTTGACGATTTCGCAGATACACTGCCATCAAAGCGTGGCAAAGAACCTTCATTAAAAAACATTGTAGATACTATTTACAAAGATAGTACACAAGAACAAGGTCCGTGGATTGCCGGCGGCATGGGACGTCAACTTGCAGTCGATCCCACTTGTCAAGAGTTCGCTGATATTGATGTATGGTTCTCAGGGCCCACTATCTACGAACAATGTATGATTAGATTGAACAATACATTTGGTAATTATATGTATGAAACATTTAGCAGTGACAACGCTAAAACATATACAATCGGTGATTATAAAGTTCAGTTAATTCGTAGAGCATACTATGATAGCCTAGACGATGTGTTTGATAGTTTCGACTTTACCTGCTGTCAAGTTGCTGTGGATCAAAACTTTAAATTGTCTGGGCCTGGATTAGATGATGCTAGAAACAATGTTCTTAAACTAAACAAATTGGATCACCGCGGGTTCTTGGCACGTTATGCCAAGTATGTGGGCTATGGCTATGTTATGCCCAACGAAGAATTTTTAGACATTATCAACAATGAAGAAATCAATTATGAATTTGACGCAACAACTCTTGGATACTGAGCTAGGGCAAGCGGCTTTAATTAGCAAACTTAGCGGCAGGCCTGCCCATGTCTTCGATGATATATTTGCTTGGAACGGTAAAGTTGTAGATCGTGCCACTGCCGTTATTGCTTTATTAAAAGTGTATAATCAAGTGCCGGTCAGCGACGGCGTTAAAATAAGTGTATTTGAAAAATACGCAAATAGATTTGATGCTATCAAGGAAAGTGATTTCTTCATTGATGTTTATTTTGACGACACTCGCGACCCTACTAGAGAAGCAAAAATCTGGTTTAATAAAGTCTGTACAGCAATCAAAGGAGATGTTACAGAATTATCTTCTGACAAAATTAAAGATATTTTGGTTACATTACATAGTTAAATTAGTGATCAATCACTAATAAAGTATGATAAAAATGTTGCACTGCCGCATAAATAATGTTATAATAAACACATAGCGTCTAAGATAGAGCTATTTTATTACTTGCTTACATTAAGGAGAAAATTATGTTTACAGTAGATCAATCAGTAGATACCATTCAAAATGGTAAAAAACAATTCGTTAAGACATTTGTTCAGAACGAGACAGCGGCAACAGCGATGAATGAGTTCATTGATGCACAAGCTGATTACACAAAGAAAGCTGCCAAAGTTGGCATGGATACATTCACAGTATTGGCCAGCGAAACAACTAAAGCCATGCAGAATGCCATGAAATTTGACTACACCAAGTTCGGTGAAGGCATTATGAAGGCTTACACAGCTAACACAAATAAGAAATAATTAAATTTCACTTTGTGACCAATCCTTGCTAAATAACATATTAGCAAGGATTTTTTTTATGCGTTTTAACGAATTAACAGAACAATCACAATTAGATGAATTTCAATTGAATCCGACTGGTGCATTAGCCAGCATTATTAGATGGGGTGCTGAAAATCCAGCCGTGCTGGCGGCATTGGGTATTGCAGCCGGCGGCGGCGCATTCGCATTAACAAGTGGTGCAGCCGCACTAGGTCCATTGATGGCTGCTGTTACTTCTATTAATGCGGGACAAGGCGCATTAGGTTTACTTAGTCTAGATAAACTCAAAGATTTAATTCAACAAAATCCCAGTCAGGCAGAAGGTTACATTAAAAAGTTAATTTACAAATATGTAGGTGATCAATCAGACGTTGAAGAATTTGAAAAACTACACGCACAAACTGCTTATAAAGGTGAAACAGAATTCCGATGGAGAGCAGAAAATTGGCCAGTAACAATGGACAAGAATGCCGCCGAAAGTTATTTAGAAAAGAATGACAAATATTGGTTGGATACTTACAATCAACCGCAAGGTGTGGCGGAAGGCGGCAGCGATTACGAAGAGTTACAGGACAAAATAGAGTGGTTAATGGGTGCGCCAAATTATCTAAAATCTGACGAGGCCAGAGAAACAGCAGCCTATACACCAGATACTGATTCTGTCTGGGCCGGTTATCGTGATGACCAATTGACTAAGAAAAATGAATCAGTAACCGAAGCAAAGAGCTTACATAAGCGTGTTAAAATCGTCAAAGGACCGTATGCCGGAAAGTACGGCTGGATCCGCGAAATCAAACATGGCGCCTACAAAGGTGCGCCAAAAACATATTATGTCGATGTTGAAGGCGGTGGACAAGCTAACAACTTATCATCAAGTGAGTTGCGTTTGGCAAAAGAGCAAAATGTAACTGAATCCCAAGAAGATATGACTCCGAATTGGGCCAAGTATGTACTGGATCAAATTTACAACAGTGATGGCGCAGTCACACTGACTGACCTGTTTGACGAAGGTATCCCGGGCTTGCACGACATGTTCATGGCAACTGCTAAAGCACATGGCCTTGATCCAGAAGAAGAATTTGAAGATGTTCAACATGAACTAACTGTAGAATTAGAAGATATCATCAAAGGTGGCCATGGATTGGACGAAGGCTATTACGATCTTAACAGTGATCTTCCAGGAATGGAACCAATTGACTTTTCATCTAATCCAAGTTTTAAAGATCTTATTACTCGTTATACACAACTTGTATATCAAGGTCATGCCAGTGAAACAAGCCCAGAAGAAGATCAAGAACACGACGAGATCGAACAGTATGTTGCCAAACGTTTCGGTGAAAAAGGTTCTGCACATTTACAAAAAGCAGGCGAAGTTAGTTATTGGGGTCGAGATGACGGTAAAGGTAGCGGACACATTCGTTCCAGCAACTTAGGTCGTCCAAATCAACCAGGTGGTAATTTCCGCACAACAAAATCAGGCAAGATGCACGGTCAAGATGTTAAAATGATGAAGAACAAAGTTGCAGATAGATTAGGTCGTCATCCTGAACCATCATTACCAGAAGGTAGATATGATAACCGCGATGCTTATCAACGTGATTATGACAACAGTGTAGCAGGTATGGGCAAGCGCCAATCTTATGCTTATAGTCAAGACGGCGGTGCCAACGATGAAGGATGGAACAATTATAAAGAACCAGAACCTAAGCGTAAAATTTACTCTTTGCAAATCAACGGAAAAACATGGACACAGGATGGCAATACTGTTACGTTCTTTACACGAGAACGTGCAGAATCTGCAAAAAATTCTATACTGAACAAGCGTCCAGAAACAAAAATTGTAGTAATGGTACAAGAAGTTTAATATGAGACTAAATGAATTCTTAGACAACGATGTTCCTGAAATAGGCGACATTTTAGAAGTAGAGATAGGCGACGAAGTTGTTGAAACTGTGATCACTGCCATAGACAATGGTGACTACATCTGTGAAACAGACAACAACACTAGTATGTCATTGCTTGAAGCAGAATATCACGGACGCAAAGTAAAATTGGGCAAACCCATGCCAGGCGATGTTAAAAAATCAAAAGTCTATGTTAGAAATCCTAAAACAGGTAAAGTAATCAAAGTAAACTTTGGTGATCCTAATATGCGTATTAAAAAATCTAACCCTGCACGTCGTAAGAGTTTTAGAGCAAGACACAACTGTGCCAATCCCGGGCCGCGAACTAAAGCCCGTTACTGGAGTTGCAGTAAGTGGTAAACATTATAAATAATACTATGAAAAAACTATTAATCTTAACCCTGCTAGCTATTAGCTCATTTGCATTTGCACAAACTGCACCTAAAGAAAAACCCATGGTCATATATGACTGGAAAATAAACCGTGTTGTAGATGGTGACACAGTAGAAGTGGCCACACCTTGGGTACCAGATCCATTACCTAAAAAGATCAGCATTCGTGTATTTGGGGTAGACACTCCGGAAAAAGGACACAGAGCGTTATGTCCCAGCGAAGCACAGCGTGGCGAAGCCGCCAGTGCATTTACTAAAAAAGTTATCACAGAAAGCAAGACTGCCCGAGTGGCAGTCTTGAGCTGGGACAAATACGGTGGCCGTATGCTGGGCGATATCATTTTAGATAATAATGTTAGCCTACGTGCGCTATTAATCAAGAATGGTTTTGCTCGAGAATACTATGGCGAAGCCAAGCAAAGTTGGTGTAATTAATTAAAATTTAACTTGATATTTCATATGCTTTATGTTATAATAGTTGCACGAAACACTCTACCTTAGGACCTTTGCGTTATAAGAGTGTAGGCGGCTGCTGCCTAGAATGTAAGTTACGCCAGACTTCATTCAAAGTGAGCATTAATTTTGGATATTATGTTTACAGAAAAAGTCACTTGGGTTCATCACTGGAGTGATCGTACATTTAGTTTTAAATGCACTCGCAGTACAGCATTTAGATTTGTTGCCGGCGAATTTGCCATGATTGGCTTAATGATTGATGGCAAACGTGTGATCCGTGCATACAGTATAGTAAGTCCTCCCTGGAGTGAGGAACTGGAATTTCTCAGTATTAAAATACAAGACGGTGAATTAACCAGCAAACTTCAACACATAGAAGTTGGCAGTGAAGTCGTAGTCATGCCCAAATGCACAGGCACATTAGTAAATTCTGCATTAACACCTGGCGGAGAATTATGGATGCTGGCCACTGGTACAGGGCTTGCGCCATTCATGAGTTTGATTCGTGATTTAGAAACACTGGAAACTTGGACGAAGATTCATATTGTACATAGTGTTAGACATAGTTCAGATTTAGCGTATAATGTAGACTTATCAACAGCGTTCAAACTTCATCCGGTAGATGGAGAGTTGCACGACTTGGTTGATGCTGTATTGGAATATCATCCTATACTTACTGGGCAAGGTGAACCCAGAATCGGCTATCAATTAACCACAGGCATGCTAAAGATTAACACTGACATAGATAAAATAATGCTATGCGGCAATTTAGAATTTAATCATCAAGTCTCCGATTGGTGCGAAGCTCGGGGTATGATGGAAGGAAGTATCCGTGAACCAGGAACATTTGTAGTAGAAAGAGCATTCGTAGAAAAATAAGCAATAAATACTACTATGAAGACAGCAATCATAGTTAATGGAATGTGTCGACAAACATTAGTATCGTCAATGTCTTGGGACATATTTCCTTTTGAAGCTGATTGGTATCTTAGTACTTGGGATTACACACAAGAAACATATTTTCCAGACTCATTCACAAGCAAGAAAGAAATCGACAATATTAGGCATTTTTTTAAGCACATAGAAATAAACAATTACGAAGAATATTTTACAAATTTTATAATTAAAGGTCGCGTCAACCCAATGTTTCGAAGTTTTAAATTATTAGATTCTATTAGAGATATAATTTTATCACAGAAGTATGAAAGAATTATTATATTTCGACCAGATTTATACTTTAAAAAATTAGAACATCTTAATAATAATGACTTTGAAATTAATAATAACACAGTTAGAATTTTAGGAAGACATGAACCAGATAGTTTCTATGATAGAAAAAGAAGCACAGCAGATGATGTATTTTTTGTAATGCCCACTAATATATTTAAGATGTATTCAGATTTAAATTATATGTCTGAATTAAATGACAAATTTAATATTAGATCCGATGTACATAAATTAACATTTCATTTTTTCGACTCTTTGGGTTGTAATGTAAAACTCATAGAAAAAATTAGATCGACTATTGTACGTAAGGACGCCGGCGACTATTATACAGAACATAACAATATCGATTTTACAATAATTGCAAGAATATTCGACAAAATGTATGATGAAAAAGATATGACAGGTGTTGGAAAGTTTTGGTGGCAATTTAATAAAATTATTATACATGAGCCAGCAGATCCAGAAAAGATTAGAATATCACAAGAGACTGGTGGAATTTTGAAATTAAGGAAACAATGAAAACATTGATATTAGTAGCGTTACCGGAAGAGTTAGATAAGAATTTAGTAGATTGCCCTGTTGTTTATACAGGTGTAGGTGTGGCAAATGCCGCGATGCATACAACGTTGGCTTTACTTAAACATCGCCCTGACTTAGTTATTAACTATGGCAGTGCTGGCAGTTTAAAAGGTATCACAGGATTAAACAGCGTAGCCAGTGTTTGTCAACGGGATGCTGATTGCAGTCCACTTCGCCAAAGAGGTTACATGTTAGGCGAAAATGTGTTATACTATCACAGTGAAGAAGTAGGCGTTAGAGTAGGAAGTGGTAATAACTTTGTCACAGATCCTGATGCTTGGACACTTGAGCATTGTGATTTAGTGGACATGGAACTTTGGAGTATTGCTAAAGTCTGCGATCATGTTAAGATACCGTGGATAAGCCGTAAGTGGGTCAGCGACAATGCTGACGGAGATGCTGGTGCAACATGGGAAGATGCACTACTAGCTGGACAAACAGAATTTGTTAATTGGTTTAATAACCGTTAATAATTACTTTTAATTTACACATATGTTTGATTAGCGATGGCTAATCCCTATTGAGGTTGTACAGATTGTGCTGTGCCGTCGGAGTCTTAGGTTGTGTACGTCAGGAACTAACGAAAGGTTCTAAAAGATTGCGGCTCTGTGAAAAAGATACAACCGCAGATATTCACAGTTTCGCTGTATGGGATTGTGGAGTCACCGCTGACAGTCAAGTCTTGAGTAAGGGGTACCGGTCAACCGCCTCTGTTTTAATTAAATCTCATCAATACAGTATGAAAACGAACTCACGAAATGTTTTTATTTTTTGCCGGTTAACGGCAAATTATGACTTGAATCTACGAAATATTAAACCAGTGTTAAATCAAAATTCAAAACAATAAAGAGAATAGAAAATTGTTTCGAATACGAAGTATGAAGAAACAATGTGCAGAGCACATACTAAGATGCGTGTAATATATGGATAGTTACGACTATCAGATAAATATTCATAATTACAGGAGCTTTTATGTCAACAGATAACTTTGGCGCATTAGGCGCAGACTTTTTTATAAGAACATTTGACAAGAGCTCGTTGATGAGTCAGTCAGATCTAGATCAACTCATTCAATATGTACAATTAACCACAACGATTATAGCCGTAGGAGAATTTACTCCCGGTGTACAACAAAGTGTTTGGATGATACTTGAACGTGTAGATGTGCCATCAGCGCCAGGATACACAGTAACTAACAACACAGAAGTTACAATGACTTCCGGCGGCTTGGTGACAATTGACTCGATACCGTGGACAAAGATAACAGGCAAGCCAAGTATCCCAACAGATATTAACGATCTAACAGACACAGGTGGTCTGTTAGCAAATACAGGTGACTTTACATTCACTGGCGGTACTGCTAGTTTGCCGGCAGACAGTACTATGATTCTTGATACTTTTCAAGTTGGTGGAAACAAGCAATCTACTTTAACTCTAAGTACTGCTACAATATCCAGTTTAGATGCTGGAAATAATCTAAGACTTAGAACTGGTTATGGAACTGGATTTGAAAAAGATTGGATACTTGGCGCTGATGGTTCTATTAGATTCCCCGATGCCAGTGTACAGACAACTGCTTATACTGGCAGTGATCATGCAGCCTATGAAATAACAAACACAAGTCCAGAAGGCTCTATATATTCTGTTAGCGTAGGCACTGATGGCGTTGTTAGTATGGTTACAAGTCGTGGTGGCATTGAGTTTGGCGCCATGCCAGAAGTTGGCGGACCAACACACTTCCACATTATGCGACCTGCTGGTGATAATGGTACAGACTTGTACTTCGGTGACGACTACAACTATGTTCTTCAACGCCCATCCGCATACGGCGGCGCCCCAGCATACGGTGTAGAGATTGGTGCCAACGATAATAATGGTGGTGCTCAACAGGTATGGCGTTTTGGCACAGACGGCCACTTAACATTGCCAGCAGGTGGCGATATTAAAGACAGTACAGGTGCTAGTGTATTAGGTGGTGGTTTCAGTGGTGACTATGATGACTTAACCAACAAGCCAACATACAGAATAGCTGTGCCAACTGGCACAGGCCCTGGTGGCAACTTGCAAGCAGATTCACTGGCACTGGCTGGTCTTAATCCTGTTACAGATATACCATCAACTTGGGGTGGCGACTTGATACTTCAAGGTGGTGTAGGTGGCGCCAACAGCGACTTATATGGTGAAGTTAGAATCAAAAGCGGCCAGATTGGTGCAAATTATGAATGGCACTTTACCACTGATAAAAAGATTAAACTACCAGCAGGTGGTAGCATTGTTGACAGCACTGGTGCAAATGTATTTGTTTCTTTGACTACTCTCAAACAAGTTGTTGCAGACAGTACAGACTTTGCTGATTTTCAAACTAGAATTGCAGGTATGTAATAGACCCTAGCATAATAAAAGCCCCTTGCGGGGCTTTTTTACGACTATAATTTATATCAATTAAATGTTTTATTTCTAATAAATACTAGTTATATATTGGAGTTAGTATGATATTAAATGAGGGCGGTGATGTATTTGCAGACACCGAAGAATATGACCAAAAAGAAGCAACCGCTTTACAGGCTGTTGTAGATAAGGAATTATCTTCTATTGGTCTATCATCCGTTATGATTGGCAGCGGTTTTCATCCTACTCCTGGACAAATGAGCGGGGATTTGGATCTACAAATAGAATTACAAGATATCATTGATCGCTTCGATGTACAACCTGACCCTGCTGTTAAAAAAGATACTATAGAAAATGCTGCCCGCAGAACGCTGGCAGCACATCTACAAAGTAAAGGATATCAAACAAAACGAGCAGGTATAAATGTTTTTATTCGTGTTCCTTATCAAGGTAAGTTTTATCAAGTAGACTTGGAATGTATATATAAGGTAGCAAAAGTAAGCAAATATCATCAGCATAAAATTCCTCAAGGTAGTACATACAAAGGCGTGGGCAAACAAATAATGATATCTATGTTGGCCAAAGAAAAAAATATGATGTGGAGTGGTTGGGAAGGTTTATTTCAACGTACTCCTGATAATAAAAAAGGCGACATGGTCGCCGATGACTTTGATGATATAGCAAAAGTATTACTCGGGCCGCAATATGGTGAAGAAGATTTAGGCAGTGTAGAATCTATATTGGCTGCGCTGCCAAGTGCAAAAGCACAAGATTTATTGGCCAGGGCCAAGGCCGACAAAGCATGGAAAGAACGTGTGCCACGTGTAGAAAGTCTGCGTGTTGGCACCAATGAATGGTTCCGTAATATGATGAACAAGTTATGAAAATAAACGACATTTTACGCGAGTACGACCAAGACTCTGCCAATAGTAAACAAATCATAGCAAAGCTGAAACAACTTGGATACAAGAGTGTTGGCAGCGGATATGATGCAACTGTATGGACCAAAGAAGAAGGCAGTGTTATTAAAATCATTATGCCGCAGGAGTTGTCTCGAGCAGAAGGAGACGCATCGTTTTTAGGGTTTTATGAGTTTTATACTACACATAAGAAGTCACCATTCCTGCCAAGATTTATCAGCATTGGTGGCGCCGATCATACTGTGTTTACACTCAATGGAGTAGACTATAGACAAATATCAATGGAGAATCTTGAACCCATTGCTAATAACAGCTTTATGGAACAGATGGTGTGGGCACTCAGTGACTTGTCCATTATACCTTTTATGAAATGGAGAGACGCTAAAGAGCAACTGCTTAACTCTGAGTTTTGGACAAATTTTGAAGGACCAGGTAGAGAAAGCGACATCGTAAAAGGACTAAGTAATTCGGCAGTAGAGAAGATGTATGCAAGTTTATTTGCAGTGATGCAAGAGCTTTTTCAATTTGGAAAAAGTCAAGGACTGGGTTGGGATTTACACACTGAAAATGTTATGCGTCGAGGTGATACACCAGTTATCACTGACCCGTTTACCGGATAATAGTATGCTAATTAAAGAACTAACAGAAAACGAAGAGCCAACAAGAATCAAACTAGCTGACAATTCAGCCGCCAAGTCTTGGATTCAAAAAGTCTATAATTTATATCCGCAACAGTTTCAAAACAACCACGTCATGCCCATGGGTGGTCAAGGCGATGATCAACAGTTTGCCATGTTTGAACTTGTTCCAAGTTTTAGCAAACGTGGTGCAGTGGAAGTAAAATGGTTTCAAGCATATCCGCTACGTGCAGGAGTAGGCAGTCGTGCCATGAAAGAATTACAGAGCTTGGCCAGTGAAGATGGTATTTCACTTACATTATTCCCGTGGGATAAAGGACAAGTCAGTCAAAGTAAGCTAACCAAGTTCTACCAAGGTCGGGGATTTAAGCCCGCTGTCAAAGGCAGCAAAAGTATGCAATGGAGTCCTGAATGAGATTATTGGAACTAAAAGAATTAATGGAAGCAGTGGATCCCAAGCTGGGTCGTGCTTTTAATCACTTAGAGGATCTTGTATTCTTCTATGGTAGTGCTGGTACTATTGAAGCATTGGAACATTTAAAAGATATGAACACAGAACAAGGTAGTTCGAGTGTTCGTATGAAGTGGGACGGCAATCCTCAAATTTACTGGGGTCGTGAGCGTGGTGTATTTGTTCCTCCGCATGGTCATAATCAGTGGAGTCGAAAAGCAATGCCTGCTAATCCAACGGATGTATCAGACTTTATTATGTCTAGTGGTAAAGCGGTTACTCCGGAAGAAGTCAGTGCGAGACAACAGTTTGCAGATAAGTTTGCCAGTTTAGCACCATTATTTGAACCAGGCACTCCTGCAGACTTGGATGGCAACAGCACATTCTATGTCTATGCTGATGCACTATTCTTATCACCACCCGAGTTAAAGGACGGAGTTTATAGTTTCAATCCTAATCCAAAAAGTCAAACAACATATCATGTGCGAGCAGACAGTGATCTAGGACGTAGAATTGCAGGTGCAGAAGTTATGGTTGTTGGCCATGCTTACTTTACTGAACACGGCGCACCTGATTCAGCACAAATTCCTATCAAAGACTTTACAATGTTTAATGCTAATCCAAAACTAATTGTCCTGGGTCCAATATATAATGTAGCACCAGTTAAAGTTGATAATACAATGATTCAACAAGTAGAGAATCATATCAAGCAACATGCAAATCAAGTTGATACATTCCTACAAAGTGTTGCAGGTTTAAGTGACTTAAAACAAATCATTTATAACTATGTAAATCAAAGTGCTAAGGCAAAACAATTAGATAGTTTAAGTGCTAATCACTTCTTCCAATGGATGACTTCAAAAGTCAGTGCTCCGAAACAAGCAAAGATCAAAGAATTAAATTCTGCACAGGGCAATGTATTAGAAGAGATATTTAAAATTGTTCGTGCTATACAAATATTAAAAGACAATGTCATTGACCAAATTGAGTCAGGACCTCGAGCAGATATCTGGGACACCAACGGCGAAGGTCGTGTGCGTTATGCAGATGGAAATAAACAATTCGGCAACGTGAAGTTTGTACCGAGAAAGCGTTGGACACCACAATGAGAATAAACGAATTAGATACAGCAAAACCAAAGACCAATGCAAAACAATTGCCTGGTTATGATAGTTCCAATCCCTTACACTCTACTTGGAGTCGCGTGTACAGTAGGCAAACATATGAAGCTAAAAGAAAAGGTTTTGCAGTGAATATAACAGCAGCCGATGCATGGGAAGTTATTAATAAACAAGGATGGCGATGTGCTTTAACTGGAGTGGCGTTTGTTCCAGCCGGTGCTGCCAGTCCAAATCAAGCTAGTTTAGATAGAATAAATTCCAACCAAGGTTACATACATGGTAATATTCGCTATGTAACATATCGTGTAAATATGTTTAAGAAAGATTGGCCGGATGATGTATTTTTTGCTCTTTGCAAACAAATTGCGGCACACGTAGGATAAAAGAAATTATGAAAATAAATCAAGTATTAGTAGAATCAGCAAGCGCAACAGTGGCGTTTGCTTTTGGCAGATTTAATCCTGCACATCAAGGACATATTGAAGTATGGCGCACAGTGGAACAAGCTGGCGCAAATTGGTTCATTGGAACCAATGCCACTACCATTGGTCCTAATGATCCACTTACATTCCAACAAAAATCTGCTTGGATGGAAGAAATTTATCCTCCTATCTCTGGACATATTGTTCCTGAACAAAGCGTATTGACATTGGCAGCTTACATCTTTAAGAAGACACGTAAGAATGAACGTGCCACGGTAGCTTATATTACTGATGAAACCGATTGGGCTTGGAGTGGTAAGTTATTAAATCAATACAATGGTGTCGAAGGTGTTCACGGTTATTACAAGTTTGCACAGATTATTCATGAGCCAAGCCCACGTGTAAGTAGTGCCACAGCATTACGTGATGCGGCTCGTGCCGATGACAAGGTTGCGTTCTATCATGCCAGTGGAACTGATCCTAAATCAAAGGTCGCTGGACTAACATACTTTGACACAGTTAAACAAGCAGTTGAGAAATATCCATTGCCAGTTAAACGTGGACAAAAAGTTAAAGAGCCTATTGTGGCGGAAGGCTCGGACGATGTTGCTAGTGCTACACCAGCAAAAAACGAACGCGGAAGATTCACGGCGTGGGATGATGATGAACCGATGCGTTTGAAATGTGAAGATGGTGAGTTTAGAACCATACAAGAAATCAATATGCTTAGACAGAAAATAGGAATGAAACCTTTTTCTATCAAAAGTCAGCAAGGTGTGGCGGAAGGTAACTTAAACGAATTTGCACCTGGTGCTGGCGATGAAGGTGGCGGCGAAGATCCATACAAGTACCCCAAGCCAGAGCGGTATCGTCGTAGTGTAGATTTCTTTGGTCAGTTTGAAGCAGATCATTTTGATCGTGAAGACATGGATGACGCCAAGGGCGAGTTCAAAGGCTATTGGGGCAAAGATCAAATTGCCTATTTTAAATTTGATAACCCCAAGCGCACAGGCAGCGATGACCCGGGCATGGGCTGGTACTATGAACCCCAGTTGAGCGGTCATGGTGATAATACCAGTGTGACACCTGCTGTTGATAATACCGAACAACGCAAGCAACAAGAATTAAGCATGATTCGTGCGTTTTTAAAATCTGGCAATCGACCAAATCCAGACAGTCAAATTTATAATTTAATGAAACGACATGGTATAGCGGAAAGCGACGAAGATCGTATAGCATACAAATTACAATGGCCCGAACTTGTCAACAAAGTTAACAGTGCAATGAGGGCCATGGGTTGGAAAGGCCAACGTAAAGACGATGGTTCTTTTATGTTCATCACTAAAGGCCAACTCGACGATGAGTTTTACATTGTTATTATAGACAACAAAGGCAATGACATGTTTACCTATGCATTAGGCACAGTCGAAGAAGGTTCCCCACATATCGGCGAACAAGATACATTGCCCAATACAGAAGCTAGCATAAGTGAATTGATGAATTCTATTAGGGAAGGATTTGGATTAAATGAAAATGCTGAACAACCTAATAATCCATATGGTTACAAAGTAGGTCAAACAGTCAAACTACATAACAAGCTACAGGGTCGTGTAATTGATATTTTCGATGACAGTATCGAAGTATTATTAACTGACGGGCGCACTGTTACGGTGAACTTCCGTGACGCTGAAGTTCTAGGAGAGCACAGTGTAGCCGAAGCAGAACAACAAACTGTGGCCAAGACCTGGGATCAAATGACAAGTCAAGAGAAACTAAGTGGTGTTAAAGGTCGCACAGTATGGAATGAAAAAACACAGAGATATTACACAGTGTTTGATGTTCCAATAAAACAGCCCACAGACGAAGCAAGTTTAGCAACTATGCGTGATTACTTTGCTGGTGATCAAAATGCTCAAGATCCTACTACGCTGGCAAAACAACGTACTTGGTTTGATAAAACTAAAGATAAAAACGGGCGTGCCATTGTAGATAAAAGATTTAGAAGTCCAGAAGAATTTCGACTATGGTTAAAACAAAACAAATTAAAACAAATTTCCGGCGTTAAAGAAGATGAAGAGCAGGGAGAAGTTGAACAACAAGGACAACTTATTCCATGGCCGGCAGGTACTGCTAAAGTTCATGTCAGCGATGTATACGATTGGTATAAGCTAGGACAAGTTATCAGTGATTTAGATGATGCTAATCCTGAAGCATTTGGACAAGGTGCTCCGCAGACAGTTATTGCTTTTGGCAGCGAAGAAGAAGAAAGCAAACTAATGCCAATGTTAAAGCGTTTAGGTCTGCGTATAGATGATATAGATCCTGCGGGCGCCGAATTAGATGAAGCATATCACGCAGGAGAACTTTATGAATACTTAAAGAAAGTTCATGGCAAGTGGGCATTAGTAAGTAAAAGCAATCCAAAGAAAGTATTACAATACTATCGTGGCGGAGATGAAAAACCCAGTGATGAATGGGTTAATAAAGTAGAACGTCGTGTACATAGCTTTGAAAGTAAAAAGAAATGAGATCCGTAAATCAAAGTTATACAACTATTGATATCATTGTCGATGAATTTGACGAACAAATTATTGATATGTTAAAACAACGGTATCCTGCTTTATCTATTGCAAGAGTAAATGCTACTAGATTTAACAAAGATTCTACTAACTTGTTAAAGTTTTATCTATATCATTGGATATTTGATAACTATGAATCTGCTATCGTTGACATTAATAATTATTACAATAAATATACTATTAGCACGAAAGTCGTAGCATGAAATATCTAGAACTAAAAGAACAACTACTCAACGAAATTAATATGAGCCCCAGTGCTTTACGCCGTGCTGCCAAAGACATTGGTGCTAAGGCAGGCATGGAATTTGAAATGATTGTTCCCGGTGCTGCCGAAAGCGAAGAAGGTGATGACTATCAAGAACCAGACTACGACAGTGATGAAAGCATTCGCAGTATTCAAGATGCCTATGATTTCTTCTACGATGGTGATTTTAATAGCCGTAGAGATGCAGAGCGCCTACGTGATCAAATGACAGACAACTACACTGATTGGCTGGGCACTCAATCTGGGGATCGCTGGGAATCTGATAAAGAAGAAATGATATATGATTGGCTGCGCTACAATGCCGCGCCCAGCGATGTATTTGGTATACTAGAAGTAGCTGCCAGCGCCAGCGGAGATTATCCTGATCCCTCTAAAGAAGATTACAGAAATGCTGCCGCCAAAGTAGCTGAAGATAGAATAGATCCATGGTATGACGATGCTTATCAAGATTTTACTGACAATTTCTACAGAGATGCAGACATGGAAAGTGAATGGCTCGAACATGAAGCTATAGAAAGTATGGTCGACGTTGAACAGAATTATAACATTGTTTGGCCACATTATCATAATCCGGATAACTCAGGCGGTGATGTTAGTATACAAGATGCCGCAGACAGTTTCAGTAATGCCATTGGTAAAGAAGTACAGGCCAGCGACAATTATCACAGTCGTAGTATAACAAGACCCAGTGCCACAGAATTACACTATGTTGTGGAACCTGACGGTAGCTTAGAAGCAGATGAACCCGGAGATGGCGGTTTAGAATTTGTCAGTCCAGCATTGCCCATAGATGAATTATTAGATGACTTGAAAAAAGTTAAAGCATGGGCAGATAAGTTTGGCTGTTATACAAATGACAGCACAGGTTTGCACATCAACGTCAGTGTTCCAAAATGGCAAGGTGATTTGCAAAATCTAGACTATGTTAAACTTGCTATTTTAATGGGCGACGAATATGTTTTAGAAAACTTTGGACGCAGTGGTAATACCTATGCCAAAAGCGCACTAAAGATTGTTAAAGATAATATCACACAGCGTCCAGAAGATGTCAAACGTTTGTTAGACACTATGAAAGAGCACTTAAACACCAGCGCCGCAAAATTAATACACAGTGGCGCCACTAGTAAATACACCAGCGTTAATACCAAAGATGGTTACATTGAATTCCGTAGTCCAGGTGGTGATTGGTTAAACAGTAACTTTGATAAGATTGAATCTACATTATTACGTTTTGTTGTAGCCATGGATGCTGCCGCAGACGAAACAAAATACAAAGAAGAATACGCCAAGAAACTTTATAAGTTATTAGCAGGCAATGACAAAGATACTACAAATACCATGGTTTACTTTGCCAAATATGCCGCAGGTGAATTGCCTCAGAGCGCATTAAAGAGTTTTATTAAACAAGCACAGTTTGAACGTAAGGCAGGCAAAGAACCCAATGGTAAAAAAATGTGGTATCGTGTTGACAAAGAAGGACGTGGTAAGAGTGGTGCAAGCATTGAAGTTGTTGCTAGATCAAAAGAAGAGGCATTAGAAAAAGCAGCCAGTAATTGGAGTTTAAAGCTAAGTGCATTAACTGCGGCCGCTGTTTATCCAGTTCGCCCCTATGAAGAGCAACGCTACGAAATATTTAATTTAAACACAAACAATAGCGTAGAAGATGCTGAAGGTATTACTAATGATAGAGATGCATTAGTGCGTTTGCAGGATTACATTGAACATGGTCCTCACGGATTACAACGTGGACAAGCAACAGATATGTTTGGCATAAGACGAGTTGGCGGAGATGGCGAACCTATACAACCAAATCCAATTCGTGCTACTGTAGGCGCTCCACAACCTGCTGGTAGTGTTGGACAATCAACTCCTAGACCTATTCCCGGTGTTATTGATATTGAGCCTGATATAGAACAGAACTTTACACCTGTACCAGGTAGCACAACAAACTTACAGCAACAACGTGCAACACCCGGCACGTTTACAGGTGCTTGGAAAGTAATGAATGTCGACACTGGACAAGAATTATATAGATTCAGCGGCATTGGTAATTCGCAGTCAGATGCTAATGGTGTCGCTTTACAATGGATAAGACAACATGCCCCGAACACAGACTTGGTACAAATTGAAGTTGTGCCCATAATGAGCTAATATGAGACTACTAGAATTAAAAGAAGATAAATCATACCAACCTACTAGCATTGATGTAGGTGACGAAGTACTTGTGGGTAAGTTTAAAAATCGCAGAGCAGAAGTTAAAGGGTTTACCACTGATGATAATAATCAGCCTGTGCTAAAAACTTCCAAAGGTGATCAACATTTATTCAAGCCACGCATTGCTAAACTTATGCCCAACGAGGTTAATGAAGATTCCGGTAACAGCCTTCAAACTATTATTCAATCCTTTGTCAATAGTCCTTTAGGACAAAAATATAAACAATACGATTGTAAAACTGTAACCAGAGCATTTGTACAATGGACAGAACAAAATAAGATTTCAACGCAGGTAGTTTCATTGGCTCCTCCCAGTGCTGATTTTATTGCAAAGAATCCAAGATATAAAGGCAAGAGTGGACAGGGCGATGGACACATTATGCCTATAGTAAATGGCAATGCCATTGACTTCACTGTTAGACAATTTGGTGTTAGTAGACCTTTTAACAATCCACTAGTAACGCCAACCAATAGTCTGCCAGCAGTATACGGCAAATTCGGATATTTTACAGACAAGCCTGAATGGTTTTTAGGAGGCAAGTCCCATTGGATTGGTGCATTGAACGCAATACCAAAAGAAATCTTTAATCAAAATTTTGGCGATGAAATGTTAGAGCATACTATGACAGAAAACTTTGCCGATGGTCGAGTAAAAGGTAAGAGTAGTCCTGGACGTGTTAAGCGTAGTGGCGCAAGCTGTGACGGAAGTGTCTCTGATCTAAGATCAAAAGCAAAAGATGCCAGTAGTGAACGTGCTAAAATGTATCACTGGTGTGCTAACATGAAAAACGGCCGTGCTAAAAACGAATCAGAAATGTTAGAAGATTTAAACGTTATATGGAAAGATGTATTAGAAGCAGGTGTATATAAAGGTTATCCTTGTACCAAAGACTGTAGCGGACATGCCGCAGGCGATCGTTGGGCAGATGCTAGAGATATAACAGATCCCAACGAGTGCCCTTACAGTAACAACAGTTTCTGGGAAGGCTGTCTAGCGCATACCGATGAACAAGAATAACGAATAAATATACTATTATGCGATTACTAGACCTTAAACTAACAGAAGCGGCACTTAGTGCAGGCGAACTAACAAAATACTTTGACTCTGAAACAGAGCCGACAAAGTGGAAACGTCTTAACGTTTTCTTAAACAAAGTCCTACAAAAAGAACCATTCGAATTAGTAGATGGCAGCACAGCATTAGTTAATACATCTGAATACAAACGTATAGCAGATATTTTTAATTTAGGAACTGTGCCAAGTAATTTTAAAGTTGACACAGATAAAGGCCCAATGGGTTTAAGTAAGTTTTTTAAATCAGCAGAACTGGGAGGCAAGGGTGCTGGCGGCGCCGGTTTGTCTAACAAAGGTGAAGTCAGTGAGGGTATTCTAGGTGCTAGTTTATTTGCTAAACTTATAGCAAGGACTCGTGGTAAGATTGATATTATCAGTGGTAATGACATTTGGAACGTCATTGACATGTTAAATCAAACACAGGAAGATCATTACGGTGTTAAAGTTAAAGATGCTAGTAAATCTGCTGTTAATGATAGTATTCAATATACATTAAAGTTAAAGCCAGGACCATATGCAGACTTAATGGACGAAGCAAAACGAGCATTGTTAAGTGATGTAACTAACAGCGCAGTAGCATATGCTAATAGTGCAGATGCTCAAGCATACTGTGAATATTTTTACTTAAATGGTAAGCCGGATATTATTCATGTTATTACAGACGGTATCAGCGGAAGCACTACTAAGAAATCTGACATTGAAGTTGTTGTCACAGATCCAAAAACTGGTAAAACTACACATCAACAACTTAACATTAGTCTTAAAGCAGGCAGTGACCAAATGGGTCAAGTCGGTCAAGGTGATGTTGGCGAAGAATTTGATGCTCAGAAGAAACTATGGAACTCTTTTGGCATTGACATCGAATCAAGCAGAGCTGAATTTAATAAAGTATTAGAGAAAAAAGGTTTAATAGCAGCCATAGAATCTATCTATCGTGATGCTGCCACATTCCTTCAAGACTTGTTAGCAGGCAGTTTTGATGATGCCGAATACTTGTTTTTAAAAGACTTGGTAAAAGGCATTGACTATTTTGCTACATTAAACGATCCCTCAGTTATTTTAGTTAGTTTAGAGCGCGGAACTTATGAAGTTATGAGCTTTGCTAACTTAGAAAAACAATTAAATAACATTGATTTAGACGCTAGTTATAACGAAAACTCTGCTACTCCTCAGATAGAAATATTTGATAAAAATAGTGGCAGTCAGTTATTTAGAATAAGAACAAAACGTGAAACTAAAAAGGGCGGTGGCATTTATGTCCGTAATTACATTGAAAAAGGTCCTTTGTTAAAACAGTTGACCAGCATCAAGAAGTAATACGTTATATTGACATAAATTGGCATAAATAAACATATGAAAATAAAAGAACTTATCAGCGAAGACGGCAGCGCAGGCGGTATTAGCAGTGGCGCTATAGCTTCTGCTCCAGCCAGCAATTTGTTTGCTGTACCTATGAAACGCAATATGGCAATGACTCGCAAGCGACCTAAAAAGGAAGCTGAAGAATTTAAAACTAAAAAAGATAAGTCTAATGTTTTAGAAAATGGAACTAACAATGGATAAGCAAAGAGCCAGACAGCTTTATGAACTAGCAGATCGTTTAAGCAAGCTAGACATTAATTCGCTGTCAGAACAACAATTAGAACAACGTAATACAATGATTTCTAAGTTGCAAGAAGAAGTTAAAACAATTAAAGAGTTTGCTCCTGACGATGGCGACGATGGCGCAGGTGGCGAAGAAGATACATTACACAAATATGCCCGTATGTGGTATAATGGCAATGAAACTACACAACAACAAGTTGAAAAAATATTAGACCGTATGGGTTGGGAAATTGGCGAATTAGAATCAGAAGAAGGTGGCGCTTTTGTTGTACAATCAGGTGACGAAAATGGTAATAGTTATATTGGCTTTGCAGTCGCTGACTTGTTAGAAGGTATTACTGATAATAAAGACGCTGGCGAATATGATCAAGAAGGCGATATGGCTCGTCAAGATCTTGCCACTGCCGCTAATGCCGCAGAAGAATTACGCAGTATTTTAGACAGCGATGAGAACTTGCCAGAATGGGTTCAATCAAAGATTACTAAAGCAGTTGACTATTTAGATACTGTTCGTGATTATATGAAAAGTAAAGATCAAGATGTAACAGAAGCTTCACAGCGAGTTGATTCACTGGTCACTGACGCATTAAAAATAATGCGTGGTTCATCAATGAATGATGCTGTTCAAGCATTAAAGACTGTGCTTGGTGATAGAGAATACAATGGCCGACGCAATCATTACAATTTCTATGTTAGACAAATCATGGATATGTATAGTCAGCAAGGTGTGGCGGAAGGCGTTGAGGAATCCAATGTAAAGATTTTACAAAAGTTGCTTGCAGACGAAGGTTACACTTATCCAATTGGAATACTAAGTCGAAGATTAAAACTTCTTTCCACAAATCAATCAAAAGTGCTTGCGAGATTGTTTGTGAATGCTCAAAGGGCACAAGATGAAGAATTAAAACTTGAATTGATTGATAAAATTGATGGTGTAATTTCCAGGGAAGCAGAGAGAAGAAGCGATCCATGGAAAGGTGTGGCGGAAGGCGTTGCAGAAACTTTGTCAATGGACGAAGCCAAAAAAGTGCTACGTCATTATGGTGCTGATAATTTCAAAACAACCAGCAACGAATTGCATTTTTATAAAAACGGCCGCCCATTCAGTGTTGACTTGATCATGAACGATGATGCAACTCGCAGTGTAAGTCTAAGCCAGTTAAATTCAGCTACTCGTAGATTAAAAGGCCAAGGTGTGACTGAAACTAAAAAGACAAGCCCAAAACTCACGCCAGTTAATATCAAAAAAACTGACCCAGTCAGTGAAGAAATAAATACAGAAGCATACGAAAGACTACAAAAGGTTTTCGCATTTAAGAATTATGAAAGTTAATTATGAAACTATTTGAACTATATCAACAAAATACCCTACAAGGTACTAATAACTTAAAACAGATCTCAGAAGCTGTGGCCAATAAGACTGGTGCAGTTATTACTGTAGGTAACACTCAAGTTAGACTTGGCATTAACAGTGCTAAGTACGTTCTTGGTTTATATGAAACCGCAGTTGCCAATGGCACCAGCGAACAATTCTTAGAAGGCCTGGCCAATCTAAATCCAACAATGGTCATGGAAAACGATAACACAATGCGTCACATTGTCAGCAAGTTCAAGCATGAAGTTAAAAACTTCTTAGCTGGTGATGATATGAGCGATGACTTATATCATGCATTGTATGACTACTACAGCGACCACGGTGAAATGCCATATGGTATTGCTAAAGCTCGCGACGGTGATCCTTATGAATGGGTTCACATGAGATTCGATCGTGATGTACATGATTACGTTGGCGGCAACAATCCAGATGTTCCAGCATTACCACAAGCAAATATGTCAATGATGCCGCGTCAAGAAAGCATGTACGAAGCATCTACTATCAATGGTAAAGTACAAGACCCTAAAAGCCTAACTTGGAAACAAACTAGTATGAGCTATGAAAAAGCTGTAGAAAAATACGGTAAAGACAAAGTCAGAAAAGAAGGTAAAAATCGTATAGGCAACGAAGTAATTGCAGTACATGTTCCGCTAGAGGAAAGCAATATGTATGAATCTAAGAAAACAAAGATGAAAGAAGGATGGGATGAGATGATGGCCGCCGTTCGAGCCAGTGCTCAAGATGAAAAAAGTGCTACTGGTAAGTTTTCCAGATCAAAGAATCCTGACTCAGGCGGAACAGTTTATAGCCGCAAATATAATGCAGACACGGGTCAATCCATTGAGCCAACTAAAGATCCAGAAGGTAAATCTCCTATCAAGCGTAGTGTAGGTCGTCCTAATGCTGGAGTTACAGGCTCAGATGAAGCAGGAACTAAATTTGGCGATTATTCAAGCTGGTATCATAAATCCAAACGCACACACGGCGATCGTAAAATTGTTGGCGGTAGAACTGGTGCTATGGCAGTTATTGAAAAAGGTAAAAAATATCTAGTAGTCGGTAAGTGGGAAAACGACGAAGGTGTTATGTTTGATAAACCCAGTGAATTGGTTACATTAGATGCATTGAAATCTTACAAAAGCGGTAAAGGTCGTCCGAAGAAAGTTCGTGAATGGATTGAAACTCTGCGTTTTGTATCTGAGGGTGAAACAACTAAAACAGCAACTGGTATTAAACATAGTGCTAAAGGCAAATATGGCGCCAGTGAGGAAGAAGAAAAAGAACCGGAAAGTCTAAACAAAAGTTTGACCAGCAAGTTAGATAAGAGTATGGGCATTAAACACGATCACGGAAATAAAAAGAAATGAAAATTGCTGAAATTCTTAGTGAGATGAAATGTTGGCCTGGACATCGAAAAGTCGGCACACAACCTGGCACAGGTAAGAATAAAGGCAAGCGTGTCAACGACTGCGAAAAGATCAAAGAAGAATTAGATGACGATCAAAAGCGTGTAGGACAAGTCGGTGCAAAAGAAAAAGCAAAAAAGATTGGAACAGTATTAGGCACAGCTCCTAAGCAACATTCATTTAAAGGTCGATTAGTAGGTGAGTCTGAAATAAAAGAAGTTGCTCCTCCTGGTATGGAAGACTGGATCAAAGATCGTAAAGCAGACTTCAAAAAGCGTTATGGCGATAAGTGGGAAGAACGTTTATACGCCACTGCTTGGAAACAGCATAATAAGTAAATGACACATTGGCAAGAATACATTCGCAGTAGTTATGAATTGATTCTTGACGCAGAGGGTAAGACTGCTACTTACTTAAACGAACCGTTAGAATACTATCTAGTTAACTTAATGGCCAAGTGGTTTGACAAACCTAATATTCCTCCCGATACTCCTGTGGCAATACTAATGCTCACTGCCATGCAAAATCCTAGAAAAGAAAACTTATCGGAAGTGGCAGATATTTGTTTATTCTACGACAGCTTTAAAATAAAACAACGCAAATGGCCTACGCTTAAATACTACAAAGACATGGGTACTACGGCATACGGAATGGCTTATGTTGCTAGCAATGATAATGTATACAGTCAACTAGAAAACAGCTTTGATATGTGTAGTAGGATTTTATCTAATACTATTAAACAAGTCTAACTATAGTATGAGTCAATTTTATATAAAAAACTTTAAGTATTTAAGTATTAGTCAATAGAACTAAATATACTTATAGGATAACATATCATGGATGAATTAGTACAATCAATGAAAAAGGCACTGGCAGATACATTTGCCTTTTATTTAAAAGCACACGGCTTTCACTGGAACGTAGAAGGTCGCACATTCTGTCAAGACCACCAAATGTTTAGTAACATCTACGAAGAAGTATACGGCAGCATCGATCAATTCGCAGAAGAAATTCGTGCTATGGATGCTTATGCTCCGGCAAGTTTTGTTCGCTTCAGTGAACTAACTAGTATCGAAGACGAAGTTAAAATTCTTAATGCCCAGGGTATGTTCGAGAAATTACTAGCAGATAACTCCGTTGTATTAGCCAGTGTTGAACAAGCATACGCATTAGCTGAAGCAGCCGGTAATCATGGATTGAGCAACTTCTTAGCAGAGCGCCAAGATGCACATGCCAAACATGGTTGGATGTTGAGATCTACACTAAAACAAAGATAAATGAATCCTACAATCAAAGAGTTAGTTCGGACTGAGCTAACTAAAAATCAAATCCTTGCCCTTGAGTCTTTTATTTCAGATCGGGGCGAGGAAATTTTCAAAAACAGCAATCTACTCAAAGTCATTAACCGCAGTGACTTTGATGCTGTGCCCAACGAATTGGCAAAATGGGTCGTAGACAATGGAAAACGTTGTCCCGAACTTGCCGAACTTCGTGAAAAAGAAATATCCTTGTTTACCAAATAACACTTGACTGATGATGCGTGATACTATATAATAGTATAACACATTTTATTAAGGAGTGTTTATGGAACCGCGTATGTTTTCTGGCGATGAGAAAGCCAAAATTAAAAAACTATTTGCTGAAGGCATTCAAGTCTTGAGTGAAGTTAATGCACTCAACGAAGGACTAACTGAAACTATCAAAGCCATTGCTGAAGAACTTGATATGAAACCCAGTGTACTTAAAAAAGCATTGCGTATCGCTTACAAAAATGAGTTTGCAAAAGAACAAGATGCATTCACTGAAGTAGAAGAAGTATTGCAAGTAGCAGGCCATCTTTGATCAAATTCCTAAAAGAACAAACGTGGCAGTTCTGGTTTGAATGGATTGCCACAGCTATATTAATAATTGGTGTTTACCAATCTTCTTTTAATATATTTCCATCTTACTTATGGTTTTCTTTTGTAGGAAACTTGTGTTGGATGGTGCTAGGAATTGTTTGGAAAAAATGGAGTTTGTTTGTTGTTGAATTGATCATTGTTGGTATATACTTTGTAGGATTAGTAAATGAATACTTAAAGGACGAAGTAGAAATGATTATGGCATTGATTAGGACTGTAATATGAGTTATGTTGACGCAGTTTATGTAAAAGATAAAGACCTTATCAATGTCGTAGAGCGAGTTGACGGTGTGAGAAAGTTTAAAAGTTTCCCGGCACATTACTTGTTTTACTATCAAGACAACAAAGGTCAATACATGGGTATTGATGGCAAGAGACTGACTAAAGTTGCTGTAAATAGCAACAAGGCCTTTGAAAAAGAAAAGCGTATTTACGGACATAAACAACTTTATGAAAGTGATATCAAACCTGTTAACCGTTGTTTGGAAACAAATTATCTAAACAGTGATGCGCCAAAAGTCAACAAGGCATTCTTCGACATTGAAGTTGCTTATAATAAGATCAAGGGCTTTGCTGATCCCAGCGATCCTTTTAATCCCATCACTGCTATCTCTGTACACTGCGGCTGGCTAGACAAACTAATCACTTTAGTTATTAAGCCAGACAAAATGGCACAAGATCAAGCAGAAGCTATTGTAGCTCGCTTTGATAACACTATTCTTTGTAGCACTGAAGAAGAAATGTTGGACATGTTTCTAAGTCTAATTGAAGACGCCGATATTGTCAGTGGTTGGAACAGTGGCGGATATGACATTCCTTACACAGTGAATCGTGTTATCAAACTAATGGGCTCTGATCATAGTCGTAGATTTTGTTTGTGGAATGCCAAACCTAAAAAGCGTGAATATGAACGCTATGGCAAAATCAGTGCTACATACGATCTCATTGGTCGTGTGCATTTAGACTATCTTGATTTATATCGCAAGTTTACATATCACGAACTTCATACATATCGTCTTGACTATGTAGGTGAGATTGAATTAGGTGAAAATAAAATTCAGTATGAAGGCACATTGGATCAACTGTATAACAATGACTTTGAAAAGTTCATTGCTTATAATAGACAAGATACTATGTTACTGTACAAGATGGATGCCAAGCTACAATATATTGACTTGGTTAA